AGCGTATGCTGAAAGTCTCAGAGATTAAGATGAGCGTAGACAAGGTGCTTGCATTGGCTAAGACTATCACCACCATACAAATTAAGCTGCCTCTGAACAAGGAGGTTTACACCCAAACAATGTTAATGGCAAGGCATCAGAAAATAGCTAAACTCTTTGACGAAGACTTTTGGGTGACACGATGACGAAGTCAGGACCTTATGAAAACGGCCCAATTGCCAATGCCAATTTGTAGCTTTACTGCCAAATATCTTGCAAGAAGATCTTCCTCATTATCAAGAGGCTTTGTATAGTATTCGCCAACGATTTCTTCTTTAAAACCGTTCTTGTTAAGTATTTCAGGCGTGACGGGTATGCCTTCAATATTTGCGCACCAAGCTCCCCAAGGGCCATCATCATTATCATTGACAGCGTTTAGAGTGACAACTCCTTTTTTCCCATTAAAGACTTTTAGAGGATTTATATCGGTAACAACGCACATTGTGCCTCTTGAAAACATGCAATCGTGGCTCACCCTTACAAGGTCGCCTATTCTTAGGTCTTCGGGTTTAATCATTGCTTACCTCCTTTTCTTCTTTACGTTGAGAGACCTTGATTCGCATTGTCCACTTCTGCTCGTATATATTGCCAATAACCTCAATGTCGTAACGACGCAACATTGCACCTAAAGGAGTGACACAAGGTTCTTTTGCATAATCCACTTTCAAATAGAAGCCTCCTAATTCTTCCACCCATATCACGACACAAAAATCTGGTCCGATATGGATAACATCACCCTCATATATTTCCTTGCCGTTCTTGTCGAGAAAGCCGGTAAACTGGAAGACGGTGGCAGGATCAATCAATACCGCTTCATTACGATTAAGCATAGAATAATTCTGTCTGTCCTCAATGATGTAGGTATTATCACACTCCTTATAGTAATAGCCTCCAATCCACTCACCACTATCAAGACTCTTGCCCTTAAACTTAATTGTTCTCATTGTTCTCTATATTTTCGTTATGCTGTTAATGCTTATTCTTTATCCAGACAACTTTGAAACGATTTTCCTTTAACCTGATGATATGAAACAACGGTTTAGGTTTATCCATGAGCGGAAGATTCTTAGGAACGTATTTCTTAGGTGGAAAACGTAAACAGCGGGAGTCTCGCCAATCAAAATAACCTTTAATCTTCAATACAGAACTATCAAACTCTTCCGTATTGTCGCAGTATTCAATCACATCAAATTTCCACCAAAGACGACGTACCAGTTCTTCCATCAACTTTCGCTGGTTTTTCACCCTAACCCGAAAATTTTTAGAGTTGGGCATTAATTTCTTTATGATTTGAGTTGTCTTTATCTTCATTGTCCTCTATATTTTCGTTAATACTCACATCATCTTATCTCTTTCTTCGTTTCACTTTTCGTCGCTCTTGCAGGTTATGCCGCACAAGGGGCGTGATGATGATTGAGTGCGAACCGTCGGGCATGATGTATTGGGTTATCCATTTACACTTGCCTTCAATAAAATCGTCTATATCCTGCAATACGCCCTGTAGAATCTGTGCCGCCGGTTTTCTCTCACCTACTTGGTTTTCATACAAATGGCGAATGTATGCCGGATTAACGGTAACGATGTATTGTTTTTCTTTGTGTACTTTCATTGTTCTCTATTTTTTTCGTTGCGCTTTACTTTGTTCCGCTTAAATTCTATAGTTTCAACCTTACGGCATTACAATCAAGTTTCTCCCAATTCTTCAACGCATCTTTTATAGGCGAAAAAATGGCGAAAGGGTCGATTCTTATGACGTTATTGTTTGTTACTTTTACGCAGTCGGGGCGGTTGCGACGGTTTACTTTTATGTACATAAGCTAATCTATTAGTTCAAAATCATAAACAAATACATAAGGATTGCTTTCAAAAGTGCCTTTACCGGAGATGCGGTCGATAAGGGAGGCGTAGGCTCTTTTTACAGAAGGAAACAAATGCCAGGGTCCGTAGCCTAATGTTCATAGGTTGTTCCCGACTCGCCTTCTCCACGAATAGGAGCTACACCCCAAAGCGTGTTTTTAATGTCTGAACGACATATACCCTCCTTCAAACAGTCCTCGTCGCTTATATCCTGCAAACGCTCCATGCGGATCTTAGTTATGCGGATGTGGTGGGGCATAAGGTCTGCACGGACAAACATCTTGTTGTTGCACCCTCTCTCGTATTTGATACACTCCAAAGGCATTCCGTTTTTACCACAAAGACGGTAAAATTCATCATTCTTTATCAAATCTTCGTATTTCTGAGCAATGGCTATGGTTTCGCCGAGTAAGTACCGAGACCTGACTGAGATTAAATATTCCGGTGTTATACCGTGTAAAAGAGACTCTTCGCCACATTTAAGAAACGTTCTTCTTGTCTGGGTCTTTCTACCTTCGAGTACAGCCTGTGTGAGACCGTACTTGTCGTTGAACATAATCTTCTTCATACTCTATATTTCCTTGAATATATTATTACTTACTCTTCCTTATCCTCTCCATCTCCTCGTTCTCCTTGCTCAGCCGCTCCAGATGCTCCAGTACGAGCGAATACGATTGATTGTTCACCTGGTCTTCAGTCAGTCCAGCGTATTTCTGCATAGTGGCGATGGTAGCGGTATATATCTCAAGTGGGGTGGAAGGTCGCTGTGTGCGGTCGATCTTCTGCACCTTGAACACATGAGGATAACACCGTGAAAGGGTGTGCATCATGCCAGTCCACCAGAAGAGGATGGGTTGCCATTGGTGGTCGGGAAAATGGCGGAAGAGTGGGGCTTGGGTGTCGAACTGGCGGGTGTCGTAATGGAAATCATGCACCTTCAGATTGGTATTGGTGTCGATGAAGTCGATACGACGGTTGAAGATTGTAGCAAGGAACATGGAACGTGCCTGGTCTACGCTGTCGGCTTGCTGTGCTATCTGCTCGGCCGTGAACTTGCCCATCTGCTTCATCTTGACAAGGTTGTTGGCGAGCGAGGTATATTGTCCCATGAGATCGGACGCAAAGCGAAACTGCTGCCATGAGAAGCCATCCATATCCTGCACCGGACCTTCATAGTCGGTCTTGCGACGTAGCAGGCCGCGCTTGTTGTGAATGCGAAGGGTGGGATAGGGAAAGCGAGTGAGGTGAGCTCCACGCTCGTTGTCGAGCCAGTCAAGCAGTCCGGCACCAGAGGCAAGATACTCAGCCGAGTTGCGGTCGTTGGTCTTCGGCTTGGGGCTTAGCCAATAGTTGAGCTGCCATAGGTAGATGGGGAAAGTGTCGTCCTTCTGCTGCTTGCGACGGAAGAAACGGTTGCGACGGCTCGGGGTGGAGAGTCGGCAAGTGTAGTGTTGCTCTTCGAGAGGCTTCGACTCGTCTATGCCTTCCACTATCTCTATGTCTGCAAAGACGAAGAAGCACGCTATCTTGACATTGCGCATGTCGAAGGGATGATAACGGTCGGCTCGCTGTATCTGCTCAAGCATTATGCGAGAGACAAGCTCCAACTGCTCGGTGCTACACTCGTTCCATGAGCGAGGCAGCGTTAGGTTGATGTTTCGTTGTGTCATAATTTTCGGGTTTCTTTCATGAGCAAAGATAGACGTTTTTAATTTGGCGGTGCGGACATGGTAGGGAGCGTATAAGGCGAAGATACAAATGAAGCCACTCTGCGAATTGTGTAATTGACGCAAAGTGGCTTGAAGAAACAAATGTAAAATTCAAAAATTAGAGGGTGGCGTGTAGGGCGTTATAGTCCCATACCTTAGTGCAGTCGTCTTCACAGGGCTGCCAGTCATCATCACAAAAGTAAAAAGCGTAGGCGGCTTTGATTATCTCCTCTTCGTTCATGCAAGCGCAAAGGTCGGCATACATAGAGTTGAAGGCGACATATTTGTCCCATGCGTTTACGTTGGCGTGAAACTTCATGCCCTTAGTCAGCTCGTCTACTTTGATACGAGTCCAATGTGCGCCTCCGCCAGTTGGCGTACCCTCCTCGTCGTACATGCCGCTATAGACAAGAGCATTCACATCGTGGTTAGCCATCTTCTCAGAATAGTGCCGGCCGTAGAGAACGGCGTGCTGACGGCGCAATATGTGCCAGTAGAGCTTTGGGTCGGTCTGCTCCAGCGCAAGGAGGTCGGTAGAGAGAGTATCTACTGCTGCCCACATCTTCTTCTCGGTAGCCATGCCATTGGCACGAGCCTGTTCAATCATCTGTTTGTAATTCATTGTGTTTGTACTTTATATGTTTAACATGTAGGGCAAATACCCCGAAAATGTGGGACAATCAGGCTTTTTTGCACAGAGACATGCAATATAGGAAAGAATGTCTGCGCCTCGGGCTTGCTTTCTGCCTTTGCCTCAGTGTTCGAGGCGGTCGGTGGTATGTCTTTCTTTTTCATATAGCTTCGTGAATTTTCGTTGAAGAATAAGCAGCAACAACACAAACCAGTTTGACAGATATGCCACCACAATAGCCGCCAGCACCGATGTATAGACATCGTAGCCGAGGTAGAGCAATGCCGACATTGTAACCCAAAAGGTGAAACACTGAGGGCATGATGCCACCTTGTCAACAACACGGGCAATGGCTTCGGCCAGTCCGAGGTGTTGGGCGAGCGTGGCGGCTATCATGGTGGCTATAGCTATCAGCACTATCATGGCTTTATGTAGTTGCAAGGGTGAGCGTTATGGGACAGTCGGAAACAAAAGTTTTGGAGCAGTTACAGCACGATATGCGTGCAATGCCGTTCTGTACGGTTCCCACTGCTATGTTTGCCGAATTGATGGCGGTGGCGCTGAATACAGGAATGGTGAAGTCTTGCGACACCACTTGTGAGCGTGTGCAGCACGAGCCGCAGTTGCAAGGGATGTAGCTTATTACGCCTTCAACGTGAATGACGATGATATACTGTGATGTGCCTACGTTGGCAATGCTCTTGACGGAGAACTTCGGAGCGAACACGGGAGTCTCGTCTACACAAGCCGGTGTGCAGAGCTGCTGTGTAATGTTGACATCATAATATGGTGCGGTGGCGGTTGCACCTGCCGCAAGTGTGGCTATGATGATAGCCGGAATGGTACGTTTGTTCATAATCGTTTATGTTTTATTATAGCGACGATGCTTGCCGCCGCTTGGTTTGTTACTCTGTTTAATGTTTTACCTGATAGCCTTGCGTCTGCTCTACGGGTAGGTTCTTGTCAAGAAGATCGGCAAGTTCGTTGAGGTCTTCTTCCTCAAACGTCACCATGCCTTCGAGCACAGACAGCGGTCCGTTAGCGCGCATCTTCTCCACGATGTCGTGTGCCATCTGCGGTATACTCTCTTCGGGTATCTGACCGAAATATCGGGCAAGCATAGGTGCGACGAGCGAGTTGATGATTGGCTGGATGAGTGGTTCGATGTCCTTCTGTAGGGCATAGCTACCACTGACAATGCCTAACGAGCTGATGGTGGCTTGTAGAGACTGAAGCATAGGGAGGCGCATGAGGTTGCCTGCGGCTATCTGCGAAATGGCGGGTCGTGCCCATTCGGACACGACTGCCGCCAAGATTTGTGAGTTTTTGTATTCCATATATATAACAGGATTACTCATTCTCCTACTGATTGCATCCACAACCGCAACCGCAACCAGTCTGGCATACGTTGGTTGAAGGGATGAACAACTTGGTTACGCTCGACAACGATGCCACCTGCGACTTGAGTACATCAATGCTGGCGTTAGCTGCCGCATTGTAAGCCATCTGCTGTGCGTTGACGGCTTGCTGCGCATCCTTGTTTGCATCCACTTTGTCTTCAACACGGCGCAACTTTGTGTCGAGATACTGTGTCACTTCCACGAGCTTCTTGTCGGTGTAGTTCTCGCTCTTCTGAATGGCGAGTTCGGTCTTCAGAGTGCTGTTCTCCTGAATAAGGTTAGTCTCACTCTTAGTTACGAAACGTGCGTCAGGGTCGGAAGGGTTGGCTGTCATGCCGTTGTTTCTTCCCATGCCCAGAAGCGAGGCGCTGCCTCCCAATAGACTCGTTGCCAAGCCTGCGATGCCGAGACCCAAGGCTGTGTTGCCAAGTCCCTTGCTGGCAACATCATAGTTGCCGTCATTAGTTTTAATCTGCATAGTGTTTTGTGTTTGGTTGATTTCGTCCATTATTGAACTTGTTGCAAAGGTAGGGGAGAAAGTGGTAGGGGCGAAGTGTTTCTTATTAAGTGTTCTTACCATGGAATAACGTATAATTTCGGCTAATAATAAAATAAAAAAGCCTCACGCTGCTAACGTGAGACTCGGGTCGGTATAAGAAAATCTAATGACTATCAAGGTGGCAGTGAGGACTTCCCTTGCGTCTCTTCGGCTACGGAAATGTATGGCACCACTTCCTCGCGAATGATGTCGAGAAATAGTTGTGCGGCTCGCTTCTTTGGTACGTCCTGCATCCAGTGGGCGTTGCTCATCAACTGCTGTTCGAGTCCGACGATGGGACGAGCTACAAGAGTAGGGTGGTTGCGCAGGTAGAGCTTAGGCATGAACGTTATATACCTGGTTTGTTCCACCGAGGCAAGGGCTTCGTCAGGGTCGCTGATGATGCACTTGATGTTGAGCTTATATAGGTCACGCTGTATGTATTGCCGAAAGGTTTCAATGGCACGTTCGCCTATGTCGGGCATGATGATGGGGTGCTTCAGAATGTCCTCATACGACACCTTTGAGAATGAGGCAAGCGGATGGGTGTCGCGCATGATGGCATATACATTAAAGGGAATGCAGGGACTCGACTCTATTCCTTCGTGACGGTATGCCATATTCATTGTGAAAGCAAGATCTAACATGTGCGCCCTTAGCGATTGATTAAGAAGGTAGGCTTTAGTAAAATCGGCATTGATACGCACGTTGGGGTATCTCTCCATGAATATCAATGCTGCCATGCGGACATACGGAGAAATAAACGAGCCTACGCCTATGCGCAATTCGCCGGTCATGCAGTTGTTGAGGGCGTTGATTTGCTCTTTGCAGTCCTCGGTCTGCTTCAGAATTTCTTTAGCACGAGGCAACAAGGCTTCACCGCTTTCGGTGAGCATAATGCCGTGCGATGTGCGAATGAGCAACTTACATCTTAACTCGTCCTCCAGGGCGCGAATGTGCTGGCTTACCGCCGACTGGGTGACGCAACAACGTGTAGCAGCCGTACTAAACGACTTTGTTTCGGCGACATAAACAAAGGAGCGTAAATGTCTTAGTTCCATAAACTCTATATTTTTAGTTATTCTACGTTTACAACAATGTAATTAAAAAAACTTTTCTAATTGCAAAATTAACGATAATTATCTTATTTGATTTACATTTGATATTAAAAATACTAATTTTAGTATAAATCTGTCAGAATACTAATATGTATATAATAAAAAATTCCTGCATCAATACCTTTTATATAAAGGATTGATGCAGGAATTTGTCGTATGATGAAAACCTCCTCGTATGAGCGATTATTTCTTGCTCTTCTTTGCCGTTATTCCTTCCTCTTCGTCACTTGTGCTGAAGAAAGAAGAATCGGTATCGTCGAGCACTTCTTTTGCGATATTGTCCTCGCTCTGTACGTCAATATCGCTTACGCGTTTTTTGATGCGAGGAGCGAGTCCCAACCGCCTTCGGGCTCTGGAATCTCGTAGCGTCCGTAGATTGTGGGCTGGAGAGTTCCGCTACAAACAACGCTACGATCATCGTCGGGTTTTTTGCCCGTGTCGCCCTTAATGCCACCCGAAGCATACTCTACCTTATGCTGAGAATCGTACACGATGATACTTTTCTCTCCATCCTGGAAGATGTAGCCAAGGTCAAGGTTGTTCAGAGCGCGGGCCACTTCAGCAGACGCTGCATTTACACTTTCTAATACATAGTCAATCTGCTGCTTGTAGCCGCCTTTTCGGCCAAGGGACTCGAAAGAATGTCCCTGGCTACTCTCCTTACACTCGAATTTGTAAAGGCCCTTACCGGTGTTGAACGACTCGGCGGTCAGAGCAGGATAAACGTTCTTTTCTGCCTTCAGAGGGGCTTTGAGGTCGCCCTTTATGAAAACATACACATTGACGCCAAGGCCGCCAAAATTCTCTAAGCAATCGTTAGCGGCGAGAATATCCTTAATCTCAGGACATGTTGCTGTTACTGCCATATTCTATGAGTTTTTGTGTTGTGTTGATTAAAAAAGGGCGACGGATTAGCGTGTTCCATCAGGTCAGCCGCGACCGTCGCCCTGAAAATATAGAGTGAAAGAAACTCCGCTAAAGGTTAGCCGTTCTTCTTGAAGAAGGCTGTCAAGCCCATGTTCATGCCGGAAGCTGTGAGCTGAATCTTCTTCTCGGTCTTACCGTTGCTCCAACCTGTAAACTTATAGTTAGTGCCGTCGGTTGCTTCAAGAGAGAGAATCTGATTAGGTGTTGTTTCAAGCGGCTTGGTGTAAGCAGCGCCGTTCACCTTCACTGTACCGTCCGGCTTCTGACCGTCAGAACCTGCAAGAGTAATCACGAGCATAGTGTTGTCGTAGTCGCCGGCTACATACTCAGGAGTAACGAGATTACCGTCGCTGACGCAAAGAGCATATTTCAGGAAGTTGCGTACACCTGCTCCCTGTATTGACTGAATTTGGAAAGACAGGTCTCTGTGATCTCGGTCGGAGCCAAGGCGAACACTTACATACTGCTGATTGCTGAGTGTGTCAACACCGTAAACAAAGTTCTTGTCGATGGTAGCGTACATACGGTCGCCTTCGCCGAAGTTGGCAATAGGGCAGATAGTAACCTTAGAGAGACCCGGCAGCTTGAAGTTGTCGCCCTGTTTGTACTCTACACGGAAGTTGCCATGGAACTTGTTAGAATAACCTGCTGCAATGTTCATGGCAGTTGCCTCGTTCATGTAAACACGTGTTGGAACCTTGCGAAGACGCTCGTCCCACTTTGCGTGCCACTTTATGAAGTTGTCGTAAGGAGTAGAGTCGTTGTTGTCAGCAGGAGCGGTGATAGCCTCGCAAGGAACAAGGTTGCCGTTAGCCTCTGAAATAAGACCGTCCTCGATGTCGTGCTTGATGCAAGTATGGAAGCCATCGTAGAGAGCCATTGCCTGATCGCGAGCTGGGACTGAATCGTCGCCATTGTCAAGAGAGATGTCGCCGAACCAAAGGTTAGCAGCAAGGTTGTCGGCATAGTCCTTGAGGATTGCCTCTACAGCCTGTGAAGAGAGAGGGAACTGACCCTGAGCATCGGTACCGAATACTGTCTCACAGAAGTCGTCTATATTGCCAGGAAACTTATCCCAGGAGAGTTTCGAGACAAGAGTACGCTCTTTCAAGAATCCAGCTTCGCTGTTGATTTCGCGATGAACGTCCTTACGACGTGTGGTGCCACCCTTGCGGATGAACAAATGGAAAGTGCGCTTGAACTGAACACCAGTGATGATGTCAATGCCAAGACGGTCCATCTCTTCGGCATCCGAATAGCCAGGACCCATCACAATCTCCTTTGACACCTCCTCGGCTACATGCTGAAGATTGTCAAGACCGATAAAATCTTTAGGTAAATTTGCCATAATCGTTTGTGTTTTGTGTTGTGTTGTTGTTAAATCTTTGTGTTGTTTGTGCTGGTGAGGGTAGCGAGGTTTTTTATTCCTCACCTTGCAAGAAACGCTTGAAAGCTGCCTTGCGTTCGACATTGGTCTTGTACTTGCTACCATCGAACGAGCGCAGCTGCGGCGTTTTCACACCTTCGCCATTGTTCTCAGGAGCATCGCCGCTGTTCAGTTCTTCGCCAGCCTCATTGGTGAGGGCGGCAATCTGAGCCTGCTTGTCGGCAATGGTCTGTTCGGCGGTAGCAAGCGCGTCCTTAGCAGTCTGAAGGTTTGCCTCTGCATCAGTCTTGTCGGCTGTGAGCTGGGCAATCTCCTTATCCTTTGCCTCGGTGAGAGCATTCAGCTCGTCGTCCTTCTTGGCAAGAGCCTCGGAGTGCTGTGCATTAAGGTCGCTTATTTCTGTACTGTGAGCCTCGTTAGCCTGGGCGAGTGCGGTCTCCGCGACTTCCGCTGCTTCGTTGGCTGCGTTTACTTGAGCGGAGAGTTCATCAAACTTGCCCTGCAATTCTGCGAGAGCGTTCTCCGCTGCGGTGGCTTTCTGCTCAGCATCAGTCACCTTCTGCTCGGCTTCCTTCATGTGGGCTTCGAGAGAGTCAAGAAGCGAGGCGTTCATATACGCGCCCTCTTCCGTAACGGCAATCTCGCCAGCCTGCAGTCCGCAAGCTTTGCAAATAAGAGGATATTTCTCCATATTGATATTAGTGTTTGTGTTGGTTGCGGTGGTTTTTTCTGGCTCCGGCTCATTCTCCGGCTCATCTTGTGGCTCAACCGTCTGCTCGCGGTTGATCAGTTCGGCTCTGCCATCATAAAGTTCAAAGGCGCGCTGAACCACTTCCATAAACGACGACTGACCGTCCATCAGAATACCCTTCACGTCCTCGGCATTGAACACCTTGCCATGCGAATGCTCGTCAGTAGCATTAGGGCAAGCCTTCTTTACGTCGGCACGAAACTCAACGCCAAGATCGGCAAGCTCCTTGATAAGTTCCTTGTCATCATCCTTATTAGCGATGTCGCGGTAAGCCTTGTTCTTGTCGAATGACTTAGGATCGTAGATTTCGTGATAAGTCTCATCGCTATACTTGGCTTTTGCTCCATCAGGCAAAGTATAAAACGCAGCCATTACACCGATGCAACCAATCTGGTCTTTCGGATTCATGTAATAGCGCTCGTCGCAAAGCGAAGCGAGGTACATTCCAGCCGAAGCGCAAAGACCATCAACCAAGGCTATAACTTTCTGACCCTTTGAGTGGGCATAGTCAATGGCAAGAGCATAATCGTTCTTTGCCCAAGCAGAACCGCCAGGAGTGTTGATAATGAAAACGTGACCACGGCAAAGGGGATGATCGGCTGCTCGCATCATCATATCGCGATGGTCTATTGAACCATACGAACAATAGCCGCCGTTGCGAGTGATAGGGCCGTCAACAGCAAGAACCGAAACGAAAGGGAAGTTCTGTGCCAACTCGTCATCGTCGGGAAGATCCAAAGTCCAGTTGCCTCTCACCTGCTTGCCATCCTCCGAAATCTGATATTCCTCCGGATAATAGGTGTTGCCATTCTTATCCTTGGCTGTGACATAGCCACAAGTCTTCTCCGGCTTGCTGAAAGTCGCATGAGTATTCAGATTATGCTCAAGCGACTTGCGAATACCATGCACGAAGTCAGGACTGACCATCCACTTTTTCTCGGTTAGTATTTCAAATAAGCCTTTCATAAAATTCTGTTTGTGTTGTGTTATCCTGAATACAACCTTTTTACCTGGTTGCTAAAAGTTGCGGAGAAGGGACTCGAACCCTCGACCTCTTGGTTATGAGCCAAGTGAGCTGCCAGCTGCTCCACCCCGCTGTGTTATCCGTATGCAAAATTAAAGACCATGGTTTTTAACATTAGGACAAAAAAAGCCGCCATTCTCACGAATAGCGGCTCTAACAGTATAATATAATGTATCAGAAAAATGGTTGGAATAGCTTTATTCTCGAAGCGTGATAGGTATCGGCTCCGACATGGCTTGCGTGGTGGCTGAGAAGGTTCGTGCCAACACGATTTGGCTGTTGTCCGTGGTGTTACCTATGCCGAATGTATGGGGTAAGGTGTAGCACAGATGCAACGAGCCGTCCATCTTGCGCAATACCACGTAATACTCCTTATCACGCATGTCTCGGTACGCTTCAGCCACATTTTCGCCTCCGTTTGCCACATTTGCACTAATATTATATGTATATATAGTACCATTGCCCTGTTTGACGAGCGTCATCTTTACTTTAAGATTATCTACAATAACGTAGTTCTCGCCACTCGTAGCCAAATGCAGGGTTGGCTCAGTGGGCAAACTACAATTATTAATATATAGCACTTGTGCCATGCTGAATGGCACAGGGATGACACACTCTTCCTTCAGATAAAACATTACATCGGTAACGCCATCGAGGAACAATTCTCTACATTTATCGGGTAAATTCATAAAGGGAAAAATATTGTTTGTTATTTAACTTATTTTATAACTCACATTAACAGTTTTATACACTTATTTTTTAGGGCAACCAGGATATTTCGTCGATATGATGTTCGGATTCCGACATATCCTCATACTGCATATCAAGGCACGAATAGGCCTTAAAGAAGTTGTGTTCCGATTTGAGCCAACGCTCCACCACTCGGCGCAGATTGTCCTTCTCTTCAGAAGAGGGGTTTATACCATAACGCATAAGATAACGCTCAAGCATTGCAGCTTTGCTACGAGCTATTATCTTACCGTTTGCGGTGCAGAAGTCAAAGGTAGCCAAGGCCCATTCCACCACGCTACGCTTAAAGTCATTGTTCAATAGTTCTAACAATTTATAAATACCACTACGATCGAGGTTCCACGTAGGCGTGACAGCCCTGACGGTATCTATCACTTCAATCTCGCTGGGCAACTTGATGCACAAATAGTCCTCATTGTCGCTCTTGGAGTATTCTTTGTTGCCGTTAAGGTGCAACACCTCGTCATACGTAAGGTATTCTGAGTTGTCGCGTGTTACCAGCATATTGCCACCAAGCGGATGTCGCCCATTCAGCATATTGCGCCACTGTTGATGCGAAAAGCATTGAGTGTTGACCTCTTGCGATAACACGCCTGCATTAGTCAACGAACTACGCATAACAAAATATTCAGGCGAATAGACGCTGAATACCAACGGCTCGTCCTTGGCAAGCACACGCTTTGGGTCACGATTTCGGAAGAACTGGCAGCGACTGGTAGGTAAACGAAGGTAAATATTTGGCATAACAAATTACTTATTAATATGGGCAAAATATTCTCTCATAATGGCATCAGTCACATCAAAACAATAACGCAACGTATCATCCGAAGCTGTTTTTTTATCTGAGTTCACAACAGCCTTATCAAGTTTCTTAGTTTGCTCTTCATTTAAATTAAAAGCCAATGCTACAGCGTCAATATATTCTCCACCAGTATCGGTATGCTTGATAAACTTTTCACCAAAATACATTTTTGTACCAAAAAACAAGTTTAGAGCTTCAAGCATTTCGTCTTCTGTGTAAACAGGCACGGCAGGATGCAACTTACGATATTTCTGAGTATAGGTTTTGATGCGCTTGTCAAGATACGCATTGATAGAGTCGGAATAGTCTACGTAAAGTTTTCCTTCCTCTGAATCAAAGGTCTTGGAGCGAACAGAATTAAAGAATCCGCGAAGCTGGGTAAGCACATGGGCTACAGCGTCAAACTGTTGAAACTCTACTCTGTCATTAAATATCTCACGCATATCTGCCTTTATATCTATGAGTACCGACTCAAGAAAATCAGCACAAAAAGTCATCTTATCGAGATTAGCAGATAATGCAGTTACCTTGTTCTTCATGCCTTCGCGAGAATAATCAACATAATACTTCAACAGAGTGGGAAACGATAAAAAATCGTATGACTCGTCAGCATTAAGGTTGGCTTGCATCAGTGCCGAAAACACCATATCTGCCAACTTGCGGTCGCGTTGGATGATGGCTTGAGTGATATTCTGCAATTCACTTGAGCCAAGACGTAAACGTTCTGCAGACTTGCCAAGGGCATTGCGTTTCTCGGCAATAGCTACGAAATTAGAATTATAGAATACCTCTTTAAGTGCCGGCATATACTTATCAATAGGAACATCCTTGAAGTTGAAACAATATATCGCAGGTTGCATAAGCGTTTTTGCTGCCTGTTGTGGAGTAATCTTTTTCTTAGACATAATTTTAATTATTTATCATAAGGCTGATTATAGAAATAAAATACTAACGCTCGTTACGCTGAGTTGTAGTGATATGCAGCTTGCCCTTACGAATGTGCTTACCGGCTTTGCTTGCAAACTCGCCGACCTCGCCTACGAGGTCACTCTCAGGCATACAAGTGGCAAGCATATAAAAGAGATTAGTACTCATTGCCTTGTCTTGATATTCGTTTAAATATTCGTTTAATGTTAAATTCGCCATGATATATATGTTTATATTGATGATTAAATGTCAAACTCCTCACAATATTGGCGCATACGCTCGATGATGATATTGCGTATTTTCTCGCCAATAATTTTTGCATTAGGATGTGGCGTGCCCGTCTTGTCATGATAGCGCAGGTCAAGAATATGGCTCCAGTCGGCAATAGTGTATGTATATGCCACAACGGTATAGGTATCGAGAGGCAAAATACCTCGTGCGTCCTGCGGCTTCAATCCCGCCTTCAGAAGTCGGTTGTAGCCCCACTCGCACACTCGGCATACAAGACCATAAACCATGCGCTGCCAACGAGTGCCTTCATCGTACCAATGCGGACGTGCTATCTGCACACCTCCCTTCTTCTCTAAATTACAATATCGTGTGCTCTGCTCGGCTATGCTGTTTGGCGATGTGCGGTTAAGCTCGCGCGATGTGCTTATCTGCGTCGTTACTACCAGCGTCATACGGATAATGGATAAAGCATCCTCACACTCGTACTTCTGTGCCTTTTCGATAAACTCATCTTCGCTAACACTATACGGAATAAGCGCGTCCATCAGGTTCTTGTTCTCAAGCAAGAACTGCATATTAGCACTAATCCACACCTTGTGGTTTTTGGTAACATAGTCGATGTAAGGCGAAGCGGTCAGATATGCCCAGATATAGTTAGGGAGGCCCTTTTCATTAGACATGAAGAAGTAAATGGTGCCGTGGCGATACATCGAGCGATGTCCGCTTTCCCAGAAGCCTCTGCAACGTTCCTCGTCGCGCTTCTGAATGAAGGCTTTCACTTCCTCTTCGGTCATTCCTTCTTCGGGTTGCTTGCCCTTAGCCTTGTAGCATATTCTGCCTACTCTTGCTATGTGTTGCGCAAGAGTTCTCTGCTGCCACCATTCTACTTGTGGTTCGATGAATTTCATTATGGATGAATTTTAATTTATTATTTAATAAGATGGTGCATTCTCATATTATCGAAGTTTACACAATCATATATTTCACTCGATGCACCGCATCGAACAGTCTTTTGAGCGAGCCGTTGTTGAAGATTACTGCATCGTATGATAGCAAGGGCAGAAGATTGCGCTGTTTGTCACGCAACATACGTTCCTGCGACACCCCTCGGCGCAGTCGGGTTGCTTCTTGTGCCGACACGCAAATCTTGAACAGCTCTATGTCGGGGAATTTCTCGCACAAGGCTCTCAGTCCGTCCTCGTCAATGACGTAAATAGCCTTTTCCGTCACCTGGTCGATGGTGGTCCAGTATTCATAGCCACCATACTGGGTGTATGCCAACATTTTGTCGTGCGGTACGTCGCACTTCTCCACAAAATGATGCTCCACACCGTCAAACTCGCCTTCACGCTTCGGACGGGTGGTATAAGAACACAACACTTTATAGCCGCCAATATCAGACAGCATCTGAGCCACAGTGTCCTTTCCTGCACCGCTCGGACCTGTAATTGTTATCAGTTTCATATCTTGTTTTTGTTTGAATTTTAACATTTGGGTAAAAAGCCACAAAACAATCATAGACTAACCATTGACTATCTGTAAAATATCCATAGGCTTCGCATTTTGCGGTATTTTGGGTTTTTTTGCCGTTTTTTGAGTTTTCGATTTAATACTTGTGAAAAAGTGTTTCGCTGAAATTTTAGGTTCTTCATCCGTATATCTCCAACAAATCATCCCTCGTCAATGTGATGTTTTTATCCTTACACTGCTTGAAGAAGAAATTTTTAGTGTTGGAGTATTGGGCAAACGACGGCCACCTCTTAGCGAAGTCGCTCTCATGGTGTCCGCAAGTAGAATCCGCCGGACGGAATCGCGATACACGCTTCCAGAAGTCGTAGCCAGCCTGTCCTACCAGATGATAGAGAGACATTCCACAATACACCCACTCTATATACCCTCCCGAGGTTCCTGCCATCAAATCTAAATGCTGCTGCTCTACCTTCTCAACAAGTCGTTTCACCTTACGATAGATAATATCAGGAGTATCGTTGTGCCAATCACCAATAATAACACCATTCTTTGTTGAAGGGGTATTGCGAGTTTCTGCATAAGATGAATGATGTGAGCAAGACAAAGGTAGAGGCATTATCATTTGGTCGTTCAGTCCCGTATAGGCAGTTGCCTTCTCATTGATATATATATGCTCAGGATCATCCCATGACGCAAAACGTACACGACCTATATTACCACACGACCTATCGAGCGTAATGCCACAAGCAGCATAATCCTTCAATAGGGCCTTGAACTGGTCTTTATGCCGATCTGGATAAGCCAAGCGCACAAGACCAAAATATCCGCTGCCAGAGCACGACCGCATCAGCAAAGCTATCTCAGGGCGATATTGGCATACAAAACGCACATTATTGAATTGAGTAAGGTGTTTGTTGTCGTCGAGGTCGATGTCGATGGCGAGCCAGCCGGTATGTTGCTTTAGGTGTGTCTCCCGACGGCTCACCATTACCCGCTGCCCTGGATGTGTTAGGCTGTCATCCTCATAGAGGGCGAACAAGCCGCTAAGAGTGGCTCCAGGCAACTGCTTCTTTGTGTCGATGTACTCCTGCATCTTCTTTGCCTTACTGCCATACTCCTTGCGCATAGCGCGAAGGTGCTGCACATAGGGTTTCCAACGATCCGTAAGACAGAACTCGCGGATGGTCATCTGCTGAATGCACTCACCAGTTTCACGGTCTACATACCGACCTACATTATCGAGCGCATCAGAATATATGGAGCATATCTCATCAAACATATCATTATTATTATCTGATTACGGTTACAAAATTAAGAAATATATGGCACACCTACAATTATTTCGGTACAAAATTGGTGTGTCCTATATATTTTTAACTTTTATAGCTGTTCAATGTAGGTGTTTCATAGCTTTTCGTGCCTAAAGTTTAGTTTTGGACTTTACAGCTTTCATTTGTCCAAAATAGTTATCCTGAGTCCGTTTTTTTAGAAAACATCAAAAAACGAAAAGTTCGTAATTTTGAAAAACGCTTCTGCTGTCCATAAAAAATCCACCTCGTGACCACCCAATGAATTTTTCAAAAAGCAATTTAACTTTCTGATTTTCCGCTACTTATCTATTAAAAGTTTAAAAATGGGGTAATTTTTTATATACCTATACGAGCGCAAATAACAAAAAAATATATAAAGAATAGTAGAAATATGGCATTTTGTTCGCATTTTTTGCTATTCAGTTGCCTTCAACATCTATATAACATACTAATAGTTAATAGTTTACACTTACAATGTTAATGCTACTAACTTTATTGTTAGGGTTGGGGAGTTTTGAAAATGGGAGAGAAAGAAAAATGGCGAAATTTATATATAGTAGTAGCCTTGATTAGTAGATTTTTGGACTTTTGAAGAGTGGACTTTATATAAAGTCCATGATTATTAGGGGGTTATGTGAGTTCATCGTTTTGGACTTCCGGGGACAGAAGTTTATTCTTGAACAAACGAGAAAGTGGAAGAAATGCGAGTGAATTGCAAAAGAAAAGGTCGCCTCGCCTAACGGCGCGACGACCTGATAAATGCTTCGCCAATTGCGAAAGATAGCACAAGATAAATGCTTTGCTGCTTGCGAAAAACTATTTATTCTTCATAAACTGATTAGCCTTAGTCATGCTGTCATAGAGTTTGCCACGGCCATACATATCGATCTTCGCCTCGATAGGTTGCTCCAGGCGTTGCAGGAGCGTGTTTACGGCTTGCAGAAGGGCAACACTGGTGTTTGCTTGTGCGATAGTCAGTTCGTTGTTTGCAGTAGCTTCTGTGGCGATTGTAGGGGTTGCTTCGGCTATATTGCCAGCATCGTAGGCACGGCGACCGGAATAGTTGCGGTCGTAATTGACGAGAGCCTTCAATAGTTGCGGATTGTTCATCATCATAGCTTGTGTTGTCTCACGGCCAATTACCAGCTCTGGGCCGTTCTCGGCTACCAACGACGGATGTCCGTTAATGGTGGTGGCGGTAGGTTGAGTGAGGAGCGACACACCTTTGTGGGGCTTGCTGTCCTCGGTTGCCCAATAGAGGCTACCATCGTTGCCGACGAACGGACGGAGATCTTGCACGTTGCCGGAGTCGTAGGTAAGCATGCCGGAAACTACCTTTGTGTTCTTGATGTTGGTATTGTTGTCCTTACCCTTTCCAAACAGGGATGAAACCTTACCCATAGCGAAGCCAAGAAGTCCGTTCAGAACGGCTGTGATAACGGCAATAAGCGGAATACCCCACCAACCTAATGAACCAATAGTCTTAGCAGAACCTTCGGCAATGCCAAGACCCACGTTAGCCTCGGTCTTTGCGGCTTGCGTGCTCACATCGGTTGCGGCAGCCGACTGCGCGGTGGCTGTTGTCGTTTGCGTTTGAGTTTTTACGGCATTGACAACTTGCTGACCCACCTGCTCAGTCAACAATACCTTCGCGTCGCCAGCTGCTTCTGTGATAGCGGATGTAGCGTCTGCCCCACCCTTTTCAATAGCAACCTGTTCCTTTGTGGACTTCTTGATTTGGGTAGAAACGAGTTTATCGTTTACCTTCTGCATCAGACGACGCTTGATATACTCTTGTGTCATCTGCACCGTCTGCTTCATCATGGAGTTAATCATGTCGCCAATAGCAGCCTTAAAAGCGTCACGTCCAGCCTCGGCATCTTTGGTCATGGTGGCGAATGCCTGACCTGCCGCTGTACCAAACTCTTCCAATGGTTTATAGAGCGCATAGACAGCTTCTGCACGCTGTTTCATGGTTTGCATGAGCGCAAGAATATAGGAGTCCTGCTTCTCGGCGAGCGACTTTTGCAGCTCAGCAACTTGCTCGGAGGTGGCATTAAGCTTTTGCAACCAAGCTATTTTTTCTTGTATCAAGGTAATTTCCAACTTACTTTGCTCGATATTGGCATTGTAAGAGAAATCTTCCATGAACTTAGAGCCTCCCATTTCGCCCGAACGTGGAGCATTAGAATCCTCTCCCTTGCCAGCCTTACGAAAACGCTCGACACCATTACCCACCTGCTGCATGGCTCGGCGGCGATTGTCTTGATCTGCTTGGCGACCTTGACGATTCCAAAGAAAATCGTTAATCTTCTTGCGCTCGTCGGCGTTCTTCTTTTCGGCGGCCGTGTATTCGTCACTATACTTAATCAGTTCAAGATAAAGAGCCTTGAGATCTTGCACCGAGAGTTTTGAAAAATCGAAGCCCTCATTGGCTACAGACAGAAACTGGAGGAACTGATTCTGAAATTCCTCGCTTTCCGGATTGAGACTATACAGTATGGTAATAGACTCGCGTGCCTTAGTAGTCAGCTTGTCAAAAGCAGTATTCATCTTTTCAAGGCCTTCGGGAGAGTCGGTACGAACGTCCTCGGCTGGCTGAAGAAAACCTAAGCGGTCGAAATTGCTACGGGTGTTGCGGTCAACAGCACCTGTATAGTCGTGCTCATTCAAAATCTTCTGTATCTCGCGCTGACGGGCAAGCAACTTCTCTGCTGCCTCACGCAATTCCTTAGAGCCATTGGCAAAGATCTGGTCGAGCAATGCGCCGAGGTTTTCTGCGAGAGTCTTATTGTTTTCGCGAGAGAGGTCGCCAGACAGTTTGGTGAACAATTTATGAAGTTCACCAACATCCGCCTTGCCAATCGAATCAAGCAGTTGCTTAGAAGTTTTCTCATCGTAAACCATCACATCCTCGTCCATGTGCTGATAGAACTTCTGCCAGCCATCATCAAGAGTGACAATGGACTGACGGGCAGTACCCAAGGCTTTATCCATTTGCGACTGAAGATAGTCCATCTGCTCTTTTTGCTGGCCCTCGCTTACCTTCTCTCCATCAGCGTTCATCTGAGCCACCCATTCCAGGTATTTGCGCATCTGCTCTTCGTAGAAAGCCTTGATGTTGGCGATAAGCGCATTGGCGCGAGTCTTTGCCTTCTGTTCCTCCTGTTTGGCTGCATTATCGGTTTCCGGGGTATTTTTGCCACCGGAGCCGCCTTTGCCGCCACCACCTCCACCAAGGTCTTCATTTGCGGCAGCATCTATAGCCTTCAGATAATCACTGATCTCATCCTGAACACCAGCAAACTTATTTTTGATGCCAGCGAAGACATTATTAGCAGAACGAGCCTGACGGATATAGCGAAGCGCACTGAAAAGGCGCTGGTCTGCGATAGGCAAATCCTCGTATTTTACGTACTGATGTACCGTACCATCACCAAGAGTATCTTTATAAACCTTCCTTACCTGCGCTGAACTTCTGCCCTCTTTTTCCGAAGCTAAAACCCTTGCAACATTTTTGGAGCCAAATCTTCGTGCAAGGTCTGCGATAATCGTACCCATATTCTTGTTACGATTATCCTCTTCATATCCCCTCAAAACATCAGTACCGAAGCCCTTTGGTGCTACCTTCCCATAAGCATCAAGTTTATCCAGACTCCAACCGATACGAGGCTTATAATGCTTTTGAATATCATCTTCCTGCATCTGGAGGTATATCTTGCCACGGATAGCTTTCGCTGCCTGACGATATGATTCTGCAAGATTCTGCACCATACCATTTTCATCTTTGAGCTTCTTGAAATACATGCCGAATTTATCAACATAAGTCTTCATAGCTGCCTGGTATTCGTTAGAACCTTTCTTGGCTCGTTTGATAGCACCATAGTAAGCATCGAGTTCTGCAACCGCATGGTTAGCCGCCTCTCTTACACCTTCAAACGAACTATTAAACTTCTGAACGGAAGAAGAAGCTTCATTCGTCTTCTTGACTAAATCATAAATTGCGACACCTAATGATGTTACTACAGATATAACCAATCCAATAATATTAGTTTTCATAGCGAGACTCAACTGCTTCCAGGAGACGATAAGGCGAAGCGTTGCAATATGACTACCCATTATTGCCTGCGTAAGCAATGTGAAAAAGCCAACAATACTGGAACCTTTAATACCTATCATTAAAGGAATCAACTTGGTAAACGCCATTACCAAACCTCGCGTCCCCAGGTATGCCAGCAGTCCAGGCAATACAAATAGCAGTGCCTCGACAGCCTTCTTCAGTTCCCAAAAAAGAATCTGCACGGACGTTAAAAATGACTTGGATTGTGTCAATTCCTTCGAGAAATTATACCATACCTTCGCCATTTCCTTAACGGCATCGATGCCATCCGGATTGACAAAAGCCTTTTCCCACATGTTGTTAGCACGTTCGAGAATAGCCTGTGCCGTTTGCTGCTGAATTTCATACTCCTTGGTAACGGCAGTACCCTCACGATACGCTTCACTGGATTCCTTCAAATGACTTTTCAGTACGCCGATATTCTGAGCCATAGTTACTACTACACTCTTCAGTCGCTGACCATCTGAACCAAACTCCTTGAAGTACTCATCCATAGAACTCAGGTTCTTGTCGCTTACGTTTTCGAGAACCTTCACCAAGGCTTGCATCGTCTGACCCTTGCTCATCATATCCTTCAGGGAATCTTCCTGCATGCCCAGCATTTTCTCTATATCGTGATAGTTGGTCCACAAACTGCTAATCAATTTACCGAATGCGGTAGACGCAACCTCCGGCATCAACATCAAAGAGTCGCTGGCAGAAGCAAGACCTAAAAGTTGATCACTCGTGATATGAGCGGATTTGGAAAGACCAGTCAATCGCTTAGCAAACTCCAGAATATTGCCACCGTTAGCAGTAGATGTAGAAGCCAGTTTGAAGATAGAACTTGAAACGGAGTCGAAAGCTTCACTGATATTGCCGCCATGTTTCTCTACCTCACCCATCGTTTCTACGAATTTGGAGAGAGTCAGCATCGCGTCGTCACCGAGATCCTCTTTCAGTGCTACATTTACACGGTCACTTGCCTGTGCAAATTCCGCCAAACCTTGCACGCCATACTTTCCCATGCCCATACGGGAACCGACATAGGCAAGCTGGGTTAGTCCTTCAAGGCTGGTTCGGGTATCCATCTTCGAGAGCTTGTTAGACAACTCTTCTACGTCTTTCATGGACCAGTTGGTTACCTTGCGGACGTTGGCCAAGGAATCGGAATACTTGAAATTAAGATTAATAACATCAGTTATCTTCTGCTTAATCATGTTGAATGCACCAAACAGACCCACGTAGGCAACAAGATTTTTCGCTGCCGTACTCCATGCACTACCATGTTTGTTAACCGCACCCGTCACCTCGTCGATGTTCTTCTTCAGTTCTTTCATCGACTTCTGCTTGTCGGCAAACTCCTTGCTCTTGGTGTTGATTTGGTTCAGTTCTTCTTCGAGTTGCTTGTAAGCACGGCGCAGTTCATCGAGAGAAGCCTTGCCTTGCTTGCTACGAGTAAGAATGTCGTTGAGAGCCGACTGCGACATACGGGTGCCCTTGAGTGTCTGTTCGAGCATGGAGTATTGGCGACGGAGGTCGGCCACATACTTGCTACCAGCAGGGAGTTGTTGTATCTTCTGCTGTATCACCTCCATCGTGCGCTTGATGTCTTCGCCCGAAGCCTTGTTAGGTTCAGCCAACACCTGCTTCATCTGCTTCCAGCTCATTGATGTTTTCTGAGCCTTACCCGACACAGCCTCCAGTCGCTTCTCTATCTCTTGAAGGTCACGGTTGTAAGAATCGATCTCTCCAGTCTTGCCGATGGCTGTCTTGTCACGAGCTTCCGTAAGTGTTGCTTTTGCACGACGCAAATCCGAAGCAGAGGCATTGTCATCACTTACCGTTTGACGTGCCTCTGCCACGTTCATCTTGCCTTTGCGTCTGTCCTCCTCGGCTTCAAGTTGCTTCAATGTAGCAAGATTCTGCTGATACGACGCATCCGACTTCTCCAATGAAGCAACAAGGTCGCGCTGTTGCTTGATGGCTTTGTCGAGCCATTGGTCTGACTGGTTGGAGACATTCTTCAAACCATCGGCTATCTTGACATACTGACCTTCAAGCAGACGGATCTCATCGCCCACCTGCTTCATCTTCTTTCTTATTTCCTCTGCTTGCTCCAGTTCGTCTTCCGATAGCTTCTGCAACTGACGGCGACCGTCGCCCAAAGCCTTGCGAAGATTCTGAAGTGAGGTGGACGTAAGATTTTGAAGGGCATGGTCCAGACGTTCCGTGTCCTTAATAACATTCTCGTGTGCCGACTGCAAGGCATCATACACTTTCTCCAGTCCGGCTTTCTGCTCCTTAAAGTCGGGAGCGCCCTTATCAAGATTGTCTATTTCCTCTCTTACGGCCTTGGCTTTATCACGCAGAGCTTCAAGCACCTGGATGGCCGCCTTGCCATTCATAGAGAGGATTATTTCAGTCTTTAAATTTGCCATAATCGTTTTTATGTTGAATTAAAGTTAGAATGTAGATTTAGCGTATTCGCCAAGTCCTTCCAGTGCATAGATAATTTCAATGCCACCTTGATAACCGTAGAAGTCAGCAAGATAATTGCGATAGCGGTCGCGCAATCTGCGTATGGTTCGCATGATGGCAGGACGGTGTGATTTGCCTTGTTTGCGATCCCACTTGCCACGAATGTATCGTTTGGCGTTCTTTGCCGGACGTGCTCGGTCTACGTCTTCCGCATGAACATGAAATTTGCCCGTCAAGCCTACACCAAGGTCAACATATCGCAAATAGTCGTTATAGCGAATACCCACCGTGAGCAATCCTTTTTTGTCGTCGGCTTGATAAATATGTCCCTCAAACGACTTAGCACCCTCGCCAGTGGACCACCACATACCATGTTCCTTGCGGTATTGGTTAATCTCCTCATAGCCTCGATAAACCTCAGTTGGATAAATACGCTGTGCTTGCATATTCTTCTCAAGGTCCATAAGAGTCTGGTCGAGATACAGCGGAGCTACCCGCGACAGAGGCGCAAAAGGTTTTTGTACGGGAGAAATGAAACGTGCCATGCCCTACCCTCCTATCCTTTCAAGTCCTCTTTCGGCACGATATACTTGCCGTTGCTGCCACATGCAAAGTTGTAGAGCGGTTGCAGGCTCTTCCAGTCCATACCCACGACGAGCCATTGTCCGGCATAGATGTCGCCCACCATGCCGAAGGAGATGCTGCTGGTATCGATGCTTTGCAGCTCTGCCATCACCACGGCATCGTCGGCAAAGCTGCGCTTTGTGACGGGACAGCGGCCTGTGCGCTTCACCTCAAGAAGCCACGACACGAGGTCTTTACAATAATCCTTCAGACTTTCGGCTGTCTGTTCCATCTTGCGACCGTCGTAACGGCCAAGGGTCTGCGGTGTGTCTTTTACTTTAGCGAGAAACCACACCTGCTGAGAGACAGATGCCTTCTTTGCGTCAACGAGTTCACCAGTGGTAATGATGCTGTATAGCATACACGGAGAGTGAACGACGTTGGCGTTTCGGGAAAAAATGTTCTCAAGGTCGATGTAGCGGATGCGGAAGAAGCTCTGGTCTTCCAAGCGTTCGCTTTCGGGGTTGTGAGATAGGGGCTTGTAGATGGAAGCCCAATGCTCAAGAATATTGCTTATTGTCATAATGCAGTTAAACTTTAAGAACTACGAATTTCACGAATTACACGAACATTCAATAATTCGCGGAATCCGTAAAATTCGTTGTTAATATTTATTCTTCCGCTGTTTTTTCCGCTTCCTCCTTATCCTTCATCAGCTCTTTCAGCTTCACGTTGAAGTGTCGCTCGGTCTTGTCTGCCACAATCTTTTGCAGCACTCTTGCCCAAGCCGCTCCGTTGCAGGTGCTCTCGTTTTCGAGTATGCTGACAAACTGCACCAGGCAGTACATGGCGGTGAGCTGGTTGGCGAGGTGGGTGTTCATGTAGCCGAGAATATTGCGGTCGAGATACGAGGCGAGGCAGATGCACATGATGAGCACAGAGAAAGTCCACACCATCTTTGCCATCTTCTTGGAGCGCAGTTTTCCGTCCATCTTACACTTCGGGTTGCGCTTTATCTCCTCGCGGTATCGTTGGTAGATACGACGGTTGCAACGCCAAGCCGTATAGCAGTCGATGATGAGGGCGAAGAAGCACACAGTGATAAAATTGATCGAGGGCTCTATGTGAACCCACAGCAAGCCGAGCACTGCGGCAATGGCTCGCGAAACGTAAAACGGATTGTTCATTTTTGTGTTTGTGTTTTTGTGTTGTTATCCTGATTTTTTCTACTACAAAGTTACTTATAAGCTGCTACGCAATGCGGACATGGTGGGGTACGGGGAGATTGAGCATGTCCGTATGGGGGACGGGAAATATTGTAACTTTGGCTACATAAAAACACAACACTATGTCAGGAATTACACAAAATACATTGGCCCGCATCGACAAGTGGCTCTCCTACGGCACGAGTATGCAGACAGCGTTCCCTAAGCTGGAGCAACGCTACCGTATGCAGATCTGCTCGGAGTTCTACAAACGATGGGTGCAAAACAAGGACATTGACCCTCGCACAGTCTGCCGCAATATAGCCCGACGCGACTATGAGCTGTTCTTCAACCAGGCAGCGCAGGGCAACAAGGAGGCGCAGGAGTATGTGCTTGCGCTGAAGATTACACTCAACGATGAGGGTAATATATGTCCGCGTACCATTACGGAGCTCAACAACGACGTGTTGGTGTGCAACTACCTGATACGTTTCTTTCAGACGGACGAAAGTCCGCGCCACAAGGCTATGTATCTGAGCAGTGCCGAGTGGTTGATACGCACGGGTAAGCAGCTGAACAACGATCGGGCAGTGGATAAGGGTATGCAAGCCTTGTCTAATGTGTATGGCAACTTCCAGGAGGAGAAGGACGCTACGGACGAGATGCCGGACATGAGCCGCATTGCAATCACGCAGGACGTGAGCATCGTGAAGCGCGACCGTGTGAACTACACCGAGGAGGAGAAGCTGCGCATGGCCCGCAAATATGGTCTTACAACCAAGGACCTGCAGGAGATAGAGGACGACGAACTGCTGAGTGGGGAGAAGCCGGAAGAGCCGGACTACTTCGAGTATATGGAAAAGAAGGACGAGGAGGATGTGATTAGAAACGGGTACATGAAAGAAAGCAAATTGGCAAATAATTCAGGGCCAACGGATGATGCTGAATGAACGGTAAATAATATAACAAACAAGCAATGAAAATAGGACTCATAGACGTGGACGGACGACACGGCAAAAAGAAATAGGGTGCAACGATATACCCTAACGTAGCTCTCGGCAAGATTGCCCGTTGGCACACGATGCAGGGTGATGATGTGGAATGGGCGCAGCCTACCGACCTTTTCGACAGGCATCATTACGACATACTGTATGCCAGCAAGGTTTTTAACTTTTCGCCCGACATCGTACGGAATATAAGGTGATAGGTATAACCTTAGCGAAGTAATAGGCATAACATAAACTGCATAAACAAAAGCAATATACAAACGATATGATAACAGAAAATTTACAGAGAAAGATTGACCGCGCCATTCGGTTGCTGCAGAGTGTACAAAAGCGATACGACGGCGAGATAGAGATAGCCTATTCGGGCGGTAAGGACTCCGACGTGATCCTTCAACTGGCGAAAGAAGCAGGCATCAGGTATCGGGCCATATACAAGAACACGACCATTGACCCGCCAGGCACGTTAGGGCACGTTAGGGAAATGGGCGTGGAGATACTACGGGCCAAGGTTTCCTTTTTTCATCTCGTGGCGCAGAAAGGATTCCCATCTCGCTTTTCCCGTTTCTGTTGTGAAAAACTGAAGGAATACAAGGTACTCGACAAAAGTGTTATCGGTGTACGCAAGGCGGAGAGCAGAAAACGAGATGAAAGGTATAACGAACCAACACAATGCCGATACTACGGAGCAAAGACGGAGAAAAACCACGCAGAGCTGATTTATCCCATACTGGAATGGACCGATGAGGACGTGCACAACTTCATTATAGACAGAAAGTTAAAACTCGCACCCATTTATTACAATGGGGGGGCAAATCGACGTATCGAAACGTCTTGGCTGTATGTGCTGCCCTCTCGCCTCAAGGCGCAAGCGCATTATCGAATTTCAGAAATATCCCAAGATAGCAAAGGCTTATCTCCGTGCGGGGCAACGATTTATGGATGCGCATCCTGACAGCAAGGCGTGCCAGAGGTACGACAACGTTTACGAATGGTTCACTCGCGACGTATTTTACAGCTCCAATGCAGATTGGAATAGGGTAAGCACAGGACTGTTCGGTAAACCGGACTTCAAAAAGTTCTTGGAGGACAAGTTCGGCATTGACTTGACATTATAAACAACACAATTATGATAGAACTGAATAAGATATATAATGAAGACTGTCTGGAAGGGATGAAAAGGATTCCGGACGGAAGCGTCTCGTTGATAGTGACCGACCCACCCTATTTGTTAGACAATACAGGGGGAGGAATATACACACAAGATGATAAGCGATACGCAAAGGAACTCGAAGAAATAAAAAGAGGTTTTGACCTTAAAGTTCTCGACGAATGCTGTAGGGTAATGAAAAAGATAAATATATACTTGTGGTGTAGTCAAAAGCAAATCCCCATTTACTTAGACTATTTCGTGCGGAGGAAAGAATGTAACTGGAATTTGCTTACATGGCATAAGACTAATCCTATTCCTGCATGTGGCAACAAATACATTACTGATACCGAGTATTGCCTATTCTTTAGAGAAAAGGGAGTACAGATATACGGAAATGTTTCCACAAAAGGAACGTATTTCATTACACCTCTTAATTCTACCGACAAAAAGGCTTGGGGACACCCTACAATAAAACCTCTGTCGTTCTTCGAGAAGCATATCGTAAACTCAAGCCTGCAAGGAGATATTGTACTCGACCCCTTCATGGGCAGCGGCACCACTGCCATTGCAGCTATCCGCGAGAAGCGCAACTTCATCGGCTTTGAGCTCAACAAGGAGTATTACGACAAGGCTTGCAAGCGCATCAAACTGGAGCTGGCGCAGCCTACTCTCTTCTAAAAACACAACCGACAACAACACAAAAACAACGCATGAGTATCAACCGACACAAATACTTCAACAAGGTTCCGCCGTTCAAGCCGGACCCTGAACACTACACACGCAAGCAGCGCTCATGGAAGGCGAAAGAGGCCTACGAAACCGAGGATGACGCGTGGGAGTTCTTGCAAGAGAACCCGAAGCTCAAAGCACAGGGATATACGGTGTACCGGTGCAGGACGTGCAGCAAATGGCACGTAGGACATAAAACATCAGGATAACAATGCAGCAAGCACATAACATTTACTTAACCAAATTCCAGCAGCAGTCGCTATACATGGGAGCCAAGGACGAGCGAGTGATTGCTGCCCGCCGTGTGGGTAAGACTGACGGATTGGTGGCTCCTTACGTCTGGACGGCAAGCAACTCCATGCCTGGTATGCTCGGCGCATGGGTGGCGGTGTCGCGCCAGCAGGGCTTCGGCAAGACCATACCGAGTACGATGGCGGCAATGGAGCGTATGTTCGGTTTTACGCAGGGCATTCACTTCGGCTGGGGACGACCGCCGAAGCACGCCCGTGAGAGTATTTTTAAGCCTAAGAACTACGACAATTACATCTGGTTTGCCAATGGTGCCGGATGGGTTCTTATATCCCTCTCACAGACCGCGAGTAGCAACAGCTACACTTTTAGCGCGCTTGTGGGGGACGAAGCGAGGTTCTTTCCGCTAAAAAAGGTAACTGACGAGTTGCTGCCGGCTCTTTCAGGCCAGACACATCCGTTGGGCGACATCAACTTTACGGAGTATAATCCGATGTATAAGAGTACGCGATTCCTCTCCGATGCTGCCCTTACAGCCAAAGGGTCGTGGCTCGAACGGGAGGAGGAGAAGTTGGACTTGACAGTTGAGACGGGTCCGTTCAAGGGCAAGACCTACCGATGGGTGCAGGAGCAGTTGGAGGATTACGCCAACAAGGTGATACGCTACAACGACCTGCTGTATAATGCAAAGAAGACCTGTCACTCGGTTCATGTGGTGCCGAAGGATTTGCGCACGATGATCCGTGCCGTGGCTCTGAAAATGTTGAAGCATGAGGGACAGTTCAAGATAATGCCCAACCATGGCCAACATATCACAAAGGGCATGGTCGAGATGGCTGTCAACTATAAGCTCATTCCGCAGGACGATGCCGAACTGATTTACGATTACGAATATCTTATCACGCCAGAAGAGGATTTCGAGATGCAGATGTTCCTGCGGTCGAAGAAATTCTCTGAAGGTTATCTGCGTGAGCTGCGCCGTGTGGCTTTCTGTGTGCGCCGTGCATCGTCGCTCGACAATGTGGATGTTCTCTCAGAGAGTTACATAAGGCAGATGAAGCGTGATCTTCCGCCCATGACCTTCGCGATTTCAATACTCAACTTGAAAATCCAGAAGACGAACGACGGTTTCTACTCAAACCTTGACATCGACCATGTTCACGGGTATATTCCAGATGAAATAGACCCACTATCGTCTGCAAAATTTTCCACGCAAAAGGTGTCGGGCATCATCGGTGGGAAGAAAATCACGAGCGAGAGCTATCAACCCGACTTCAAGGAATTGGGCGAGCGCAACGACTCGCGCCAGGACTCCGACTGCATCAACTCGCTACCTTTATATATAGCCTTGGATTACAATGCCAACATCAATACGCTTGTGGTTGGGCAGATGTATGAGCGTGACGGTATGGAATGTCTGAACGTGATAAAGAGCTTCTACGTGAAGAACGAGCGCAAGCTGCGTGAACTGATAGCCGATTTCTCTGCCTATTACGCCCCGAAGCGAGTCATCAACCGTGACGTGACGTACTTTTATGATGCCACGGCCAAGCAGGGAGCCTCGTATGCTTCGTCGGACGAGCGATTCTATATGACCGTGATTGCAGAATTAGAGAAGCGAGGTTGGAACGTAACGGGCATAGACATGGGCGCACCGGAGAAGCACGAGGTGAAGCACAAGATTATCAACGATGGCTTGGCTCACCTCTCCTACCCCGCTATCCGCATTAACCAGGTGAACAATCCCGACCTTATCATAGCCATGCAGCTGTGTGAAGTGCAAATTTCGTATAAGGGATTCCACAAAGACAAGAGTCAGGAGAAGAAGCCTGAGAGCGAAGACACACTGCCCTTACAACAACGTACCGACTTCACGGATGCCTTCGATACTCTATACTTAGGATGCAAATTCTTCCGTGGCGGTGGCGGTTGGTTTGTGCTGCCGAGTGGAAGATAAAGGAGTTTTGAGTTTTGCATAAGAAAGACGAAGGGCAGACGTTATCACAACGGCTACCCTTCTTTTGAATAATGAAAATCTCTAATAGCAAATTACTTTGTTTCTTCCTTAAACATATACCCATGCCATCATTCATCCACATCCTCTAAGCAAAGAGGCTTGCACTCGTCCTTTCGTTGTAAATACTGTTCTATATCCTCTTTCAATTTCTGCATTTCCGCCTTGCATAATACATAGCAACCTTCTTTGTCGGTTCTGGATGGGATAACCTGCGGTGGAGTATCGTAGATAAGCATACCAGGCAATATTCTGCCGCTTCCTGCTTTTACTTCAATACGCAAACGCTCCAATTCGTCAAGTATTGAAGACGAAGATTCGAAATCTTTTTGGTTTTTCATTACAAATTACTTTTTTCTTCCTTCAACATATCATGCCGTAGCCCCATGAGCCACGACTTGAGATTGATGTAACGGTTGTTGTCGAGGTTAGCATCGCGCCATTCGGCATATTCATCATAGGACATATTGTTCTCGATGATACGCACCATATCTTCCGGATTCAACACGTCGGATTCCTCGAAGTCACACGCTCCGCCTACTTCGTCACCTATCCAGTACCAATCACGGAGACCGTCAAACAGTTAGTCGTTCACCAAGGTGGCAAATTGGTTGCAATAGGAGTGGAACATCGTTACCACCATGTTTTTATTTTCATTATCTACTTTCATAATCCTATATCATTTTTTCAGTTTCATCTTCCTCGTCTTCGTTGGGTGACTTGATGCCATTGCATATCGTGCATCCCACGATGGCTATAAAAAATATGGCAACAAAAAATATTATAACTTCAAACATAATTATTGCATTTTTTAGAAAGCGTCCTCGCCTTTTACCTTATCCATTCCCCCAGAACAAATAGCAAAGCAAAAACGAGAGACGCTTTTTAATGTTTAATGTTTAGAGTTTAATGTTTAATCATCATCGTCGTCGTTGCCCAAGACATAATCATCGTCGTTGTCATCGTCGTCGTCATCGCCAACAAACAACGCACCTTTAGCTATAAGTTCGTCAAGTTCTCCACGATCTATTTCTCCATCATCCGTATAAATCAGATGACGCTTATTGTCCGGCAAATCAGATATACTTATCTCGGAGCAAGAATCAATATCGAAACTTTCATCAAAATCAAGCAACCCAGCCTGCTCGTTTGCTATTCTTCGAGCCTCTGCCTCAGACAGGGCAAGCACATGCACGTCGGTATAGGCAACGAGCGATACGGTGTACACCTTCTTAAACAAAAAATCGTATTCAGATGCTTTTTCGTTTGCAGCATCGAGTGCCTTGATAGTTTCGTGAATAAGGTCAGGCTGTATTTCAGAATTTGAGCCAAAGGAAAGATTGTTTGAACCTACGTTTAATTTGTGGTTTTTTGCCATAGACTCATCGTCATTCCTTGCCTTGACTATCATTATACAAACAGCTATCTTGCCCTCGTGACGACCAACAAACTTCAAACCGCCATTAAAGTCGTATAGCTCAGCCTGTTCAAGTCCACAAAGCAAAAGCATTCTGGTGACATGCTCAAGGGCGTTTAAATATACAAACCTATCAGCAATACACACCTTGACTTTACTCGACTCAAAAAAACGCTGATAACAGCAAGGAAATTTTTTTCGGTCTACATACTGGTCTACTATATCAAGCACCGCAACTCGAAACAAATTAGAATCAATATTGCAAATAAAGTCTTCCTTGCTCGCCGAGGATGGAGCGGTATCATAAGACAAGACTTTGTGAGGCAACAACTTTTCTGCTGTCGGAAAAGCCTCCTTATATAATACGATGTCGCACAGAGAACCTTCCGCTGACATAAATGTTTTAAAATCACTCACCACATTCCATTTTTTGTAATATGGCTGCGACAAACGGAGGATATTCTTTACGTCAGCTTTCGTAATGTTCTTTAATCTTGGCATAATTATAATGTTTAATGTTTAACGTTTAGTTTTGTTGCAGGTTATGTTTGATGTCGTCATACATAGCCATTTCTACCTTGTTGCCATCATAATGACCGATCGCAAGGAGCTGACCGTTTTCTACGGTGGCAAGGTCGGCAGACGGAGCAGAAGCACGGATAATGAAGATGTCGAACTCTTTTATGAGCGACAACTGCTCTGGATCTTTTTGCTGCATATTGTTGCGGGCATTCATACGTATGCGTTGCAAGTCTGCCTTGGTGAGCGAAACGTATTTCTTTTGCGCAGCACGCACAGCTTCAGTTTCTACTCTTATACGCTCGGCTTCGTAGGCTTCCGACAACAATTGAAAATTTTGCCAAGCGGCGACATTATCCAAGAATTGCTTTACATACTCTGCGCCAAGTTCCAACTGAGCTTTAGCCAGTTCTTCTTCTATCAGCAATATCTTTTGCTTAGTCTGCCAATGTATCAGATTGCTCGCAGCAAAACGATTCATTATACTAAATACGGCAGCGATAGCACGAAGTTCACGAGTTTTTTTTGCCTTTTTATTATTAAAAAATGGGAAAATCATATTTTTAGTGTTTAATGGTTTATGTTTAGTATAGCACACTGAAAAAGTTTTGAAAACCACTCCGATCCTCACAGACAGAAGTGGGAAAAAGTGAATTAGTTTATCACGAACTAAACTTACTTAATCTGTTCTCACGAACCGACTTCAGATAATAAACATATTTCGATTATAATAGAAAAGAAATTTGTTTTTAAAAAGCTCTCTATTTTCACAAACCGAGAACTCGAATCAAATCATATACTATGAAACCTTTAGTGTGTTATAAATCTCGTGCCGTCTACTTCCAGCACAAGTATATCGTTGACTACCCTTATCTCACCACTCTCCACGAACTGCACCTTGCGCTGATGGCGGTCGGTGTCTACTGCGAGACAGACGCATGTGCCAGTGTCTACGTGTCCCGTCTTGGTGAGGAACTTGATATAGAAAGGCATACGCTGCACGTTCCTGGCTGTCTGCGGAGGATTGAATCCTGTGACACGCTGTCCCGTGCGAGGGTCGTTCCATTGCCATTTTTCCACAAATCGGCGCAGCTCGTTGTAAGATTGTGTGATTGGTGTCATAATTATTTATCAAAGTTGAAGGGTGGAAACTCAAGATGTATAAACCTGTCAAGAACAACATCGTCGAGCTTACGAATTTTATGCTCTAAAAGCGCGTGGCGATGGCGCATAGCGTCAGGGAAAAGCACATTGCGCAATGGATTGCCCCAATCGCAATCCGAAGCAAACAAGCAGAAGTGGGGGTAAAACATTGCATTATAGGCTACGAGACGGAAATCAAGTTGCGGGCGGTCGAGCATCGGACCATTAAGAATAAGAGCCTTCGTCGAATTGTATAGCACCATGTGCGAGGTGAGTGTCGTCACATCTTGCGACTGTACATATAATATCTTGTTGCGATATGGCGCAAGATACTTCTTTATCACCTGTTCAGCATCCTTAGATGTTGACAGCACAAGGTGGGTTATCCAGCCGCGCTCAAAGCAGAGGTCAAGGAATACTGCAGTCTCGTTTGTAACGAGTGGCATAGCAAGTACCATGACGTGAGAGTCTACAACCAAATGGCTCAACGCCCGATATAATTTTTCCATCGTCACGTCACCGTGTGTGTAAAATGTCAAGGCTCGTTGCGGAGCCTCCATTACCGCCCTGGGTAGTTTGTTGTCTACACAACAGGGCGGGATGAACAGGAGGGTATCATCCATTTCTGAACAATTTAAATGATTTTATGTATTGAAAATTAAGAGCTCTATTTTACATCAGCATAGGCATATTGAGCGTAAGGATGCTTGGCGCAGGTTCGTCTGGAGTAAGAACTGCCGCACGATCTTTAGACAAAAGCTGCATGCGCACAACTTCGGTTGGCAGAGCTGATATGCACGACTGCAATTGCGGAATGCTAAATGCTATATAGAAATCGTCATCACATTCGCTGCTTGCAAGAAATACCTGGTCGGTTGCGCAAAGGCCGAAATCTTCGTCTTGAGCTTTCACTTCCATGAACAGACCTCTCTTGGTTAGCTCTACCATGCGACTGGCATTAGAACTAAACACACTTACTCGTCGTAGAATGTCGAGCATTTCCTTCTTGTTGAAGGTAACGAAATATGGATTATTACGAGGGATAACAGCATTGTAGTTAGGATAGCGACCCTCAACCTGACTGCAACATAAAACAGTGTCGCCAGCTGTGAGACGTATGCGATGAGAGTCTGACTCGATGTCTACAACATCTCCTTTATCCAAGGCAGACAGAGCTCGGAAATAACGACGATGAAGCAAAATCTTGCATGGGGTGCCCGACTTGAAAAATTCACTGCCTCCCTTATGAGGATCGTTACTATATACTATTCTTGTGAGCACATGACCGTCGGTAGCGGCAAATACTACTTCCGAGCGGTCTTCAGCAATATCAATACATAGCGACGACATTGTTGGTCGAATATCATTATCTTCAGTAAAGTTGTCTGCTTGGGTCACTATGTTGTGAAAGTACGACAATGGCAACTGAATGTGTGTGGGTTTCTCGTCTATTGGCGCAAACGAGGGGAACTCCTCTCCGCTAAAATAAACGAGCTTTGCTTTGCCTGCCTTAACCTTATCGTCGGTACCTGTACAATAATCTACCGTCAGCACCTTGTTGTCGGCAAAATCTATTGTTACCGCACAATCAGGCAATGTAGAGAGCAACGACATCAGAGTCTTAATAGGCAACACCACAGGTGCCTCAAAATTACCACCGCACAGAGTGAGCGGCACAGGAATGGTGAGCTGAGAGTCGGAAGTGGACGAAGTTAGAAAAAACTGACCGACATCGTTGCGAGTGAGCAACACATTCTCAAGAACAGCGATAGTTGGTCGCGACGCAATACACTTAGCCGACTTCTGCAGAGCTACTGTCAGAGCTCGTGATGATTGAGCTTGCAATTTCATATTCATAATTTATATGTTTTCTGTTAGTGATTAGAACGGAAGGTCATCTTCCTCTTTATAAGTGTTGCCCGCAAACGGATCTGTTTTTTCTTCTGTCGGAGCTACATAGCCAGTGGCAGCACTTGCTGCCGCATAGTTTTGTTGTGCGTAAGGCGAAGGCTGCTGTTGCAACTGAGGTTGGTAAACCAGAGCAATTCGCTTGTTCATACGATTGCGGATAGCCTTGAAGAGGTGGGTGTTCTCGTCGGTTGGGTCTTGGTTTACAATATCGGGGTCAGTCTCCTTAAACTGCTCCTTCACCTGCTCAACGAGCTTAGGGAATGATTTCGCTACTTGCTGGATATATTCGACAGGGAAATTAAAGCACAGTTCATGTGTAGGTATTCTCGGATTACTATCGCCCTTTTCCATGGCCGAACGACGAATAGCGTTTTTGTAATTCTCGCTCAAGGGCCACATATTAAGACTCAAAAACGCCATCTGACGGTTCGGGTCATTGCTTGCAGTTTTGAACGTGATAGGATTGAGTGGCTGGGGAAAACATACCCAAGGCCATTCAGGATGCTTCTCATCAAGGTTGGTAAAAACCTTCATACCATTAAAAACATACAGGTCTGGACTTAAACTAAAACTTGCCATTTGATTTATTGTTTAATTATTATTGTTTAATTATTATTGTTTAATGTTTTTTATTACGCAGATTTTTCGGTCTACGTCTTCGGTTCAGAAGAGCTTGCCCGTAATATTTGGGACCTTGGAATTTTATAATATCTTCGGTTTCTTGTCGAAGTCGTTCTAAGTATGCTCGGAGTTCGGGGTCCATATTCATATTGTTATATTTTTATGGAATTATAAGTTCAAAATCGTACACAAATACAAAAGGATCCTTCTCCCAAGTACCAGCACCGCAGATTTTATCAATCAAAGAAGCGTAGGCTTCACGTGGCGTATGGGTTAAACAAAGACCTAACGAGTCCTTTTTCTTGTAGTCATAACCATATTCGTAAAACTTTACATCCGTCAACATTCTTATTCCTTCAGCAATACAATCTTCATCGCTAATCTCCTGTAGACGTTCGACACGAATATTTTTAATGCGAATATGGTGAATCATAAGGTCGGCACGAACATACATCTTCGAGGTAAAACCCTTTTGGTCTGACACAGACTCCAACGACACTCCTTTATAATTGCACAAGCAACGAAATAAATCATTACCCATAAGGTCTGAGTATTTCTGAGCAATAGCAACAGGCTCGCCTACAGAATAAGTGGCTCGATTGATTAAACCGTTACTAAGCATATAGCGGAAAGAACCATCTCGTAATGTTTCTATAGTAACATCCTTTGATGTCATCATACCAAGCTGAAAACTTTTAAAAGCTATTCGCCTGGTTTGTGTCTTACGACCTTGCAGAACCGCACGAGTCAAACCGTACTTGTCGTTGAACATTATCTTCTTCATACGCTATTTTTCCATCATAAGACATAGCGCTGACGGTGCCAATATCGCATCAATATGCTCAACATCATTGATAGAATAACTCTCAATGCAATATTCGTCAAACATTCTTGAAGGTTCTTTACCTAAAGGATAATTTCTCAACTCCTTTCCCTCAGCTTCAATCTTATCATAGTCTATGTATCTGCCTTGACATGATGCAAACTTGGAAAGATTCTTAGGCTCGAACACTAACAGCATTTCTGCATTGACTATTCCACGCAATCTACGCAAATCTTTCATTGTCTTCGCTAAATCGCCAATACCAAAGCAGAATCCTTTTGCCGTGCTTGCCGTACCTCGGAGAATACTATGATTAGTGGTATTTCTTAGCGTCATACCTTTGGCAAACTGATTCATTTCCTTGGCAGACATAAAACGATATAATTTCATATTCTATATTAATTTAGAGTTAAACATGTGCGCTTACTCCTCTACAGCTAATTTTAGCTTCTCGTTTTCGATATATTCGTTGCAGTATTCTGCAGGAACATAGGTATGAGCATAGAACTGTGTGGCTCCAATCACGCGGAGAGTTTCACGGTCGTTCCATACAGTGTCGAATTTATGCTTGAGATAATCAAAGACAATATTCTTAGCTGTAACAACATCGTAAGCCCAAACGACAAACATCTCTTTATTATGAATGCCAGCCTTAGATTTTGGATTTTCTGGTTCATATTCTGCAACATCTATAAACGAAGCCTTCACCTTAAATGGTTCTTTAACCGGAGCTTCCTGGTCTACAGCAAGGGCTGCTTCTTCCTTTTCAACATCTTCCTTGGTACGACCAATAAAATGAATGCCATCTATAATCTCTGTCTTTAAAATATATACAGAATGTGCACCCTCAGTCTTGAATATATCGTTAGCTGCGCCTTCAGCATAGTCGGCTGCAAGGTCTTGCGCTCCTCGCAATGAATCACAACGCACAATGAGTACTGCGGACTCTCTTAAATTATTACGGAGCGTAACCTTAACATGGACAAGGCGACCGAAACGCAACAATTCTTTAGCTCGATGAGGAATTTCAGAAACTACTACATCCAGAATATGTCTCTCTTTTAACTCAGTAACCATTTTTTCAGTAACCATTTCTCCACAACCTGCCACTATTTCAGAACGTTCAATATTAACCTCCTCTTTAGTGTCTTCGTCAATGAAGTATTCATTCCAATTGATTGTTGCATTTTGAGCCAAATAAAGACCTACGGCGGATTCAACTGGTACTACCATCGTTTTGTAGTCCTTTCTAAGCAAAATTTTTTTTCATACTCTATAAATATTTAGGTTAAATAATTATTAATCAAAATGGTAAATCCTTTTCTGCAACGTTTGGAAATGTTGTAGCTGCCGCAGGTGCTGCCATTCGCCTACCCTGCTTGCGTGTCTTGTTGTTCTCCCAGCGTTCCTTCTCTTCGTCTGTGAGTGCAATGACATTGCCATCGTCATCGCGGTAAGGCAAAGGATCGGGCTGTTCGGCAAAGGCTTTTGCTATGCGCTTGAGCTCGCGATAATCCTTCGGTATCGCATCCTTGCCAGGGCGGTAGAAGAAGAATACATGCTTCGACGTTTGCAGATAGCGGATAAACTTCGGCTCGATGGTGTTGTCATTCTCCCACTCACGACCGGTAAAGTATTCCTGTGTAACCCATGCCTGCAGCTTGAAACACTTGCGCTGTTTGTCGCTCTCGTTCTCGAAGAGGTGCTTCGGGTTGCAAGTGATAGACATATTCTCGCAATAGTCGTATATTTTTTTCTTAAAAGTGGCACGGCTATACTCCTTGCTCTTACCCTCGGAGGCATCTGCCCAGTCGCGCATAAACTCGTTGAACATATCGTCGGTACATATTGGCACTCCGTAGACCTCATTACGAGAGAAGAACCATTCAAAATAGCGCACGATGCTCTCGGTGAGCTTCTGCACCATCTGACGGCGGCGCACATTGCCTTGCGGTGCAATGGCAAAGGTGTGATAGCGCATCAGGAACTGCACTGCTAAGGCGCAGAGATAGATGGTCTGGTTGCGGTCGGTGTCGGTGAGCTTTGCAGGGTCAAGAGTGAAGTTCTTCATCACGTCCGAAGGCGATCGTGGCGGCTCGTTTTTCATAGAGTTGCCTCGTGAGAAGCGATCTGAAAAACTAACCAAGGGGAATCGACCTACGGTAGAGCCTTCATCATCCGACAATGGGTAATTGGATGTAATGACGTGCAAGGGCGATTCTTCCATTTTCAGGGAGATAGGATCGCCATACTTGCGCTCTACATTAGTGCCTCGTGTCACCTTCACATAGAAGTATTGCAAGGGGAAACCTTTAGGTCGGTCTTCCCAATGTACCGTTCTGTACTTGCCTGGATATTTCAGAATGTCGGTAAGGCAGTTTTTTGCGCTTTCAATATCCTTAAACGACTTCATATCTATAGGCAGCACGTTTACGGCTGCATCCACCACAAGATTTACCATTACCGATTTACCACTACCGCCACTCGCCTGCTTCTCGTCAGGAATCTTATCCTCAAGAAAGTAAGGGCAGATATTCTGCATACCATCCCATGAACGATAGCACAAACGCCCGATACCGGAAAGCATATTGGCAAAGTGTGCATTTTGTATAGCTATTGCATCAGGCGTAAGCGACTTCTTATTGCGCTGGGCTTCCAATTCTTCTTGCCAAAGCACGTTTGAACAACCGCGCACCACGCGAAGTATGGGCCATAGGTCTTGCTCGCGCTTGCTGCGCCACTCTACCAGCCATCGGTAGGTCTGCGCCCACTCCATAAGGTCGGAACGCATCTGCTTGATTTCTGATAGAGAGAACACCGGCGAACCGTCCTCATTTCTCATTGCCTCTTTGGTATCAATAGACCGAAGCCTACTCTGATATTCCTCGTTTTCCTTAATAACGAAAGGAGGATCGAACACTCGCATCGTGAAGTCATACGGCTTCTTGGCGAGCGAGGGGATGAAGAAGTTGATGTCGTCGTAAGACACCGTGCGGATGCTGTCGGGCGTTATCTTCAATGCCACATTATTGAAGTAGAAATACTCTGTCTTGGCATCGAACGCATCAGCAAAGTTTATCACCATACTCTGCAAACCTCCCGCAGACTTCTCGTTAAACGTCTTGTCTATCATGTTTGCGCAATCGGACATCATACGTCGCTCATTGTCGTTGTGCCGCCAAGCCTGTTCCACATAGTCCATCAATAGAGTTTTTGCAGCTTGCATTATGCTCTTTGCGTCGATATACTCCACAAAACATTTGTTCAGGTGGATATATTGGCCCACGAGGTCGGTGCTCTCCGGGTCTATCATACGATAATAACCGTGACAAGTCATAAAGAGCCATAATCTTGTGGGCGACACCTTGCAGGTAGGCGGCTTTAGTTTTCCACTTCGAGGGTCACGCGGATATTCTATCTCAAATGGCTCCGTGTTCCTGGCTCCACGCAATCGGGAGTAAAGCGGCAGACGCACATCATGGTCAAACTGGAAGTTCTCTTCTGCATTCATGGTGTATGTCAACAGATAGTCGCGCACCGACCTTGGTGAACATCCGAACAACCATTGCCAGCGTCGGCAATAACGTGAGCGAAAACCTTCGGGCAGCATTGCATAATACAATGAGCTGAACTTGGTGCATATAGCTCCGCAGTCGCGCTGTGAGGCAATGTCGTTGGGGTATAGGATGATGACGTGCTCGGCAAAGCGGTACATCTTCTGATATTGCACAGCACTGAAATCAAGATTCTCCCGTTTCCATTCACCACGCTCTATGTACCAGAAATTTCTCCGTCCAATGGAGAAGGCCACATGATACCAACAGAAGTCTTGAAAATGCTGGTCTTCTGCCTTGTCAAGGCGCAGGGAGCGCATGGCATAATACACGCTCAATGCGTCTTCGGGGGTGCGGCAAAACACGATGTTGCGAGCTTTTATCTCGGCGGTGGGGATGGTGTATTTCTCCTCTTTGAAAGTTCCTTTTCCCTTACCTTCCTTATCTTCTCTCTCTACCCAAATCTTCTTCTCTTCGGTATATTTCTCTTCGGGGTCGTACTTGGCGATGGCAGCATGTACGGCTGTATTGTCGCTCTTGCGATTATCCATTGCATGAACAAACACATTGTCGCCCATGAGCCACTTGCTCACCTTTCTCACGCTGTGCTCCTCGGCGGTAGAGAACACTATAGGTTCGCTTCCTACCATTGCCGGACGGAAGAAACATCCGTATGAATTTTGCGGACCTATCTCTTGTGAGGCGAAGCATACGAACAGCGGGTTCCAGGGCGTACCGTGGATAATCTCGCTAACATGCTGACCGTCGCGTATTACGTCGGGCAACGTCACGCTCAGAAGGGAATAGATACGGAAGTCCTTGTTGAGCATATCGGGAGTGAACGTACTGCCAAAGCCGAAGCGAGGCAGCCCCTTGTCAAGCGTCACTTCACACCCCAGGGCTGCAAGCTCTTGTGGCGAAAAGTCGGTCTTCGGCATAAAGGAGAACGTCTCGATAGTCTGCTGTGCCTGAGTACGGTAGTCCATCTTCGCAAAAACTTCGGGGAAGGCACGGCGCACCTCGTCGGTATCGCCATACACATCCCTTACGAGCCTTTGGCAAATGCGCTGAAGACTATATCCGTGCATTGGAAGATTCATCTTAGCTGCGTACAACTCGATAGCTCCGTAGCCAGTTTTACCCGTGTGGGTGCATTTCCACTTTACAGCACCATGCTCTGCCATTCGGTTGTCGTCAACGCCCACGCCCGAATAAAGTCCACCTCGCTCATTCTCATATATGATAAAGTGGGGAGTCTGCTTGACATCGGCATCCGCGTCCTGTCCTTTCTTGCAGATAGGGCAGAAGCACGCGGTCTGACCTTCGATGTGCTGCTCGTTTGCAGGCTTCACAAGAAGGTGCAGGTCGATGTTGGCGAGACGATTTATGATAGGATGAAAGAACATAGTTTCCCTTTATTATTAAAAAGGGACAGCTGGCGACGTGCCAAACTTCTTTCAGCATTACCAGTTTCCGAGGCACTTAGTTCCTTACTGGGGTAGCTTACTTCATAGGAGGGCGTTGCCGCTACCTCCATCGCCATGCTGTCCTTTGTACTTTTTTTAAAAAAGAAAGACCAGTGGTGATGTCCCTGCTATTCGAAAGATGGTTGTCCAACGCTTTATCCGTTCCAACCACACACCATGTTTAGAGGGCGTTACCGCGAACCTCCATCGCCACCAAAATCTTTCTATTTTTCGTTTTACATTTGTTATTTATAAGTTCAGAAACGTCTCCGTGCGAAAGTGTCGTATGGTGCAGTTAGCCAAGTTCTTCATGCAGCTAATCAGCATCAGCACAAACTCCTTGAACGAAATAAAGCTTTCGTTTAGGTCGATTATCTCCACAGCCACACGCCAATAACATTTGCCGTTTTTTACTCGGCAAGAATGCTCGTTCCTTATTATTATATCCCCTACATTGCCCTGCATCAACGTGAACAACTTCTGACACACATCCTTCACTAAGTCGAATGGAGCATGAAAGAGCAACACTTTGTTGTCGCTGTCATAGTCGCGCACTATTTCCGTATAGGAGATGCGGTGTAGATATTCCCGATGCGTAGGCCGGCCTTGTCTTTTGTTTCGACGATTGGGGATATAAGGGTAATTCAGATACTCATGGTTAGGCATCGTTAGACTTTTGCATTTTAAAACACTGTAAGTGCTTCATCATCTGCCATGTTGAATAAATACTACGCTTACAGTCAAAAATAGGATCATGCACACAGCCATTACCACTATACTCATCTACAAGTTTATATGCCGAATGCGTATCAAAATTCACTTTAGCGACATCACATATCATGCGAGCTCCCTCAAGAAAAAATGTTCGATGGTCGCGATAATTCGTATGTTTTATAGGAATAGGTATATTATACTTATAAGCTATATTACGCAATATAGCAACATCAAAATCTGTTCCTTGTGCCCAGAGATAAACCTCGTCAACTCCTGACAGTTTTGATAATTCGACTATCATATCGAACAGATTTTTAACAACCTCTTTCAAGGGTTGAAGCGGAATAATATCATTTTCGAGCAAAGCCTCTTTAGCTTCATCATTTTGTTGAGCCCACCAATTAGCAGTAGACTGGTCAAATGTAAAACCGTCCAGAAATGCAGAACGCAAATCAACATGCTGATAGAACTCTGTCTGTACACCTGGTGCAAGAGGTAAGTTAAAGGGCACGTCTTGAGCAGTTCTATCCCAAGCTACCGCACCTACGCTCATCACCGCTGCAGTAGGTTGCAACGAACACGTTTCTAAATCGAAAGTAACATCTAAAGTTTTCATGTTCATATTATTTGTTTTGACATAATATAGCTATTACTAAAATAGCCTTAGTAGTTTCTGCTTATTCGCTCGTTTCTGACTTTACAAAGTCTTCGAGTATATTCTTAATACCCTTTAGTTCCCATGGTTTCCAATCGTCAGCCTTAAAGCGAGTCCGAACAGTCATCTGTGAAGCCATGCCAAGTTCCGCCATATAATTGCACAACTTAACACCCATTTTTTGTTGGGTTACAAGAGCGAAAAATTTACTATCGTTATAACCAGGTTCAAGCGACAGCACATAGCCATAACCACGACTACCCTCCACATCAGTTTTATATTTGGTGTCTTCTCCGCTAAGCGAAGTTAGGAGAAAACTATTTTTAATATAGGTCACACCTAATATTTCCCATTTATCAAAACCTTTGTTAAAAAAACGATGATAAGATGTACTCTGAGGCATACCATAATGCTTCATCAATACAAACAAACGTTTTTTAGCATCAACAGACATATCGTCAACATCTAAAAAACCACCATCACATATTTTTTTCAAGATTTCTTTGGTCATTACAAATATATTTTTTAATTTTGGATACAAAGTTAGACTAAATGTTTGGATTCTCCAAATATTAAACTATAATTTAACATTTAGAAATGTTTGGAGTATCATAATATTAAATTTAATACAAGAAATATCACTAACTTAAAACAACGCTCTTATGAAAAATTTTAATTTTTGTTACAACTATGGATTTTTAAGGGATTGGCTCAAGACAAATCCTAAAATAAAAAGATACGATGTACTTGCAGAAATGGAGATGTCATACTACCGTACTCTTCAGAACTGGATGGAAGGCGTAACAATGATGCCTCTAACGCAGATGATGAAATTCTGTAATAGATATAATGTGCCTATAACCGCTTTTTTCTTCGATGCTAATGCCGATGACGACTCAATATTTACTTCTATTCCACCTGGAGCTATGATAGAACCTGCAGGTGGATGGATTGAAAACGACCGAAAAACGGGTATCAAGACAGGTGATCCTCGCACGGATATACATATTCCGTCAAATCTGCCAAAATATTGTAAGAGTATAAATCTACAACACAATATTTGCGATTCTGATGCTAAAAAAGATATAAAGGAGAAAGAAGTTACGCATAGTGAGCGAATGCGCTATCTCGACATTATAGAGCAACAGCATGTGCAGATTGTAGAACTTAGCCGCAAAACTCTTGAACTACAACAAAAGATTATAGACCTTGAGCAACAATGCGCAGCACATATAGATTGTGGTATAGCCGCCGACGAATTGCACAAATAAAAATGTCGTCTATCCTCTCGGACTGACGACATTATACTAAAAACTATTTAACTTTGGCTATAAAACTAAAAACATTCGACTTCTTATATACTTTATTTCTGCTCATTTATAGCCGCCATCTTGCGACGATAAAACTCTTTTTCCTCTATATTCGTGAGTGTCATGTCAGCACTCACATACGGCATGTCAGCATACCAATATCCTTGATGCAAGAACACGATAGGTGTACTGTTGCCAAATGTCATGGGCAATGGTAGGTTGTCTTTCGTGCGTTTCGGCTGTAGGCTGAGTATGCCAAATAGCTCTGCCTCACTCACGACCGGCAGGGCATTCATCTCTTTCTCCAAGTCGGTGCCTTCGATGGGGAAGAAGAACACACGTCCGTCGGGCAACACTTCCTTATCCCAGCCGTCACGTCCGGTGGTGTCGGCAAACTCCACGACTGCCACTCCACCTGCCATGCCTTCTGGTGACTCGAAATAGCCGCTCGCACCTTGGCTTTCTACCCATTCACGCGCCTTTTCTTCGGCTTTCTGGCAACGGTGCATAAACGTCTGGATGTCTCGTCCTACATTTGATGTAGCCGAAATCTTGTAATAATAATGAGGTTTCTTCATATATTCTTAATTAAAAATTAAACAATTAAAAACTTACCTTAGCGCAGCGTAGATGACTGGCTCTCCACATTCATCGTCCTTCATCTTGAAGCCCTTCATAGCCAACTCCTGAATATACAAAGCCAACGGATCACCCAGCGGACATACTACTGCCTTGAAGTATGTGCGAAGCTGATAATCTGTAAACATATCGCAATCTTCACGCCAATGTTCGAGAGGCTTGTATTTTTCGCAGAAGGCTTCTATCTTTGCAGGAATAACAAAGTCTTGCAAAGTGACTTCCGGCTGCTCGGTGTTTTTTATAAAATCTTGTTTCTTTCTGCTCATAGTTTTTTATTTTTTATCATTCTTATTATAAAGCCATGTGCAAAAATAATAGCAAATATGATAACTAAACTCAGAGCAAGATGTATGGCCGCTATTTCGACGGCTCGCTCTATATTCTTTGTATTCTTCTCCTTCACCACATTAGTACTGTCCTTCTTTGCCCAATGGGTACCCGCGTTCAGTCTGTTGCTCAACGCAAGGCTGTCTATCGTGTGCTGCATCCGTGATATTGTCTCTTCCTGATGCTTCAGTCGTGCCTCGTATGTGGCATTGTGCTCATAGTCGCCCTTGCGGTGTATGGTTCGGTCGGTGGTGGTAGTCTTGTTGCCTTGGTCATCCGTGCTCTCAGTAATCCGCTCGGTGATGGTCTCCTCGTTACTACCCTTGTCAGTCATGGTGCCAGATGTGTGATTCTCGTCCGTGACTGTAACGGCGCTGCTGTCCGCCCTCGTCTCTGACTTCACCACGCTGTCCTTAACGATGGCTACGACACTATCGCGCTGTTGCTCACTACTCCCCTGCTCCACCTTACGGGAGGCGGCACAACTCACAAACATGATTATAGCTATAAGCCATAACATAACTGATTTAATTTTTCCCATATATATATGTCTTGTTGGTTTCTGCGTACAAAATTAGGAAAAGTCGCCGACACAAACAGGACATACTAAAAACACCGTCTACCCTATGGGAAGAGTAAACGGTGTGATTTTTATTTATCCGACAAGGAATATTTCCATCCAATTACTTTGCCAAACACTTGCTTCGAGCATTTTTTTATGTAGTTAATAACATCATCGGTCAAGCATTTCTCTATCTTCTGACATTGCGCTCTACTCGCCTTAATAAGAACGGTCTTGCCATCATACGAAACAAACTCAACCTTTTGTAAGTCCTCGCCTATCTCACCATGGAGCATAGTAACAAGCTGCTGCCATTCCTTTTCGCCTGGCTTGATTACCTCGGCTTCGTCAAACGCAAACGTCTGCTGCTGTGGTTCCGGCTTTAAGCTATGCTGTTTAATCCACTGCTCCATAATATAAAATATAAAATCTTCCATCGTGCCGTTCCATCTGTGCGGCTGTTCTACCGCCTTGGGCACGCCATTATAAGCATACGATTTGAAGTCGTTCCAGAGGTCTTCGGGAACATCAGCAACAAACGCCTTGAGCCGTTCTTCGTCGAGCGTAGGATATAAAGACATCAATTTAGAGCACAAACGCTTTTCTGACGAACCACGATGAATTTCCAATTCTCGCGCCACACCCAATGGTGTGCGCTTGATGTGAAACTTTATTTTATCCGGATTACCTCGTTTTGCGCTGCCCCTATAAATAGGCTCATAGCCTTTTTTGTCGGGGTCGATGCACGCCAGCATGATTTCTATCTTGTTTTCCTCACACAGCCGTTCCATATCGCCACGCGCCACATCCAACACCTGTTTACGGAACTGCGAGAATTTCTGATATTTTTCAGTAGTCGTAACCTTTGCCGGCTGTTCATCACTCTTTTCCACATCGACCTTAAACATACCCAACGCTTCTTTCAGTTCGCGATAGTCTATGACTGGGTGCATCTGTCCTTTGCTCGCATACTTCATCAACAGAAGATAAAGACGCGACGTGTAAGCCGAATTACAGAAGTAGGCTATACGTTCAAGATGATTGAAATATCCGTCTGCCATGTCAAACACGGCTTTTGCCACCTCGATATTGATTGTCACCTCGATATATCCGTCACGACGAAACTTGCGCACTTCCTGTCCGTCTTCGTCTGTCTTCGTGTCACTGTCTCCCGAATAGTTGAAGTCTTCACCTTCCCGTGAAGTGAAGTTTTTGGGGATAAATATCTTGCTGAAGATAGGCATATAATCCTCACCTTTTCTAAGTCCTGTCTCTGGATCGAAACGCGGCAGATGAAACTCAATCTTCTTCATTTGATTGATGACCTTTGCCGACTCATCATAATGACTGCTTTCTATTCCGAAGTCAGCCAGACGCAAGCGTATAGGTCCCATCTTCAACAGGTCTTCTTTTGTAATACCACCATTAGGACGTTCTTTACTCAAATATCGGTGTTCGTTCAGGAACTTAGCGAAATGGTCTTGCAACCGTCCGCTTACCAACAGCATAACGTCCTGTTGTATGAGAGAATAACTTTTTGCGTATGATGTGTAGTTGACGGGTGTATTTATCCAGCGCAGTTCATTCAAAGCAAGCTGGAGCTTTTCGTCTTTATCTTCTTTTTTAGCCTTCTTTGCCATAACCTACGTTTTTATGTACTTAAACCTACGGATTTGTTTACCAACTCCTACGTTTTTGTTTACCAACTCCTACGTTTTTGTTTACTTTATATGCTCTAACACATTGATTTTCAGCCATTCTGATTTTCCTTAATATAATATAACGTAAACTATTATTTTATTCATTCTAAAAACGGAAACATCTATATCTTATAATTATATTATATTAACAGGGGTTTGAACGCATTGATTATCAGTTAGTTACCTACAGCGAGGTAAACAAAAACGTAGGAGTTGGTAAACAAATCCGTAGGTTTAAGTAAACAGATCCGTAGGAGTTGGTAAACAAATCCGTAAGTGTTATAAACTAAAAACAGCACACCTTTGTAGTGACTTGGTAAAATACTTTAGTAAGATTTTACCTCATTTATTCCTCTCCACAAACTCGTGTATCGCCTGCAATGCAAGGTCTTTGAGTGTGCGACGGGTCATAATCTTCATCTGCATCAGACCCATATAATCGTCGATGGGCACATCAACTACTATGCCGTTTGTGGCTTTCGCAATAGGCTGGGCAACAGGTTTTGTCGTGTTCATCGTTGGCTTGTTCTCGTCCGACACCGATGCTTGCTCCGTATTTTCCTCCTTGTTCTCCCTGTTCTCCTTACGCTGCTGACTGCCAGATTCCAATATGCGCTCGTTCTCCTCGATAGCGTCAGACTCCTCAAGACTGAAACGTTTCGTCTTCTTTGTCATTTCTCTTGCCATACCCTATATTTTTTTATACGTTAAAACTATTGATTATCTCTTTGGTAAATCTTTCATAGTCCTGCCCTACCCTACAGTATCGAGCATACTCGAAGATGTCCTTGCGCATAGCCTGAGCTTCCACCATCTTAGTGTCACGGCGTGTGTATGCGTCGAACATATAGTCTTGGTACTTCTCGCCAAGGTACGCCTTAAACTCCTTGGTGGCGTTAGTCTGATCGTTACTCATTACCATCAACAAACCTCGAATGTCAAGTTCTGGATTCAGATCCTCACGTGTCTCCTGAATGGCATTGATAATCTCGGCAATACCTTTTGTTGCCAACACTTCAAGCTGCACCGGTAAAACTACGCTTGTGGCTGCTGTCAGGGCGTTGTACGTGAGCAACGACATGGCAGGGGGACAGTCTATCAGCACGTAGTCGAAGGCTTCTGTAACGGTCGTCACGCCTTCATCAGCCAGTTCCGTACCGCTCAACTCGTTCAGTGGTTTTGCGAGCAACTTATAAAGTGCCTTGCGTGGCATTGCTCTCTGGTTTAAGAATGGTTCGATGGATATAAGTTGTGAAGCGGCCGGAGCAAGGTAGATGCCCTCGCGTACCTGGTAAATGGGCAGATTGCTCTGCTGTACCAACGCATCATAAACGGTAGGCTTGCCTACATTCTGAGTTTCGCTCCACCCAAAGAGGAACGATGCACACGCCTGGGGATCGAGGTCGATGATGAGCACACGGGGCAAACGCTTGCGGCCATCAGCATCCTCGCCGAACTTTCCCTTACCAAAAAGGCGCAAACCTGCTGCCAAACTCTGTACTGTTGTTGTCTTACCTACTCCACCTTTATGATTGACAAAGGCGAGAACTTCTCTGAGTCTTTCCATATTCTTTTAAGTTTTTAAAATGTATACGCCAATACTTTAGTATTCGGTTACAAATTTAAGAATTATAATTCATACTACCAAACTTTCCCTATTAAAAT